ACAGAGCTAAAGATTGGCGGTGTCAATCTCAAGGGCGTATGGATTGCAATCGTCTTATCTATCGGCACCACCCTAGCTGGCGGTATATGGGCAGTCGCGGAATTTTACGGGCGGATAGAGTCTGTGGAGGCCGCAGTCGCTGGCTCTGGTGAAACAGCAGAAAAGCTTACCGTTCTCGGTACTAACTTAGAAACCATCATGGAGAATCAGAAAGAGCTTCTGGATATGCGAGACCGTATATCAGAGGTTGAAAAAGTTTCTCTTGAGAACGATTTGTTGGTGCAGGGGTTCAAAGAGCAAGTCGGCTCTATAGATAAAAGATTCTCAAAGATTGAGAGAGAGATAGATGACCTATGGCGCGGCTTGGATGCCGCAGCTAATCCATTGCAATAGTTATCGTAGACTGCTGGGGTGAAGAGGGGTACAATGAGATATGGCAAAGAAGAAGTCACAGAAGAGTTTGACGCGCTGGACGAAGCAGAAATGGCGCACGAAATCTGGCAAGCCAAGCACGCAAGGGCCAAAAGCTACAGGAGAAAGGTATCTCCCAGAGAAGGCAATCAAAAGATTAAGCTCAAAGGAGTACGCGGCCACAACAAGAAAAAAGAGAGCCGATACAAAGAAGGGGAAACAATTCTCCAAGCAACCTAAGACTGTGGCGAAGAAGACCAGAAAGTACAGGAAAAAGTAATGCGCGATGGTTTACTAGTAAGGTCTTTGGTTATCATAGTGGGTCTTCTAGCTATAGTCATTTTAAGTGCATGTGTCCCGATGAACCTGCAAAAAGATGCTGTTGCACTAGAGCAAAGAGCGCTCAGAAGTGCTATAACTTTATGTAGTAAGTTCGGTCACACAGAGGGTACGAAGGAGTTCACTCGCTGTGCCGAGCAACGCTATGATGAGTATTTATTGAACAACAGGTAAAACATGGCTGTAGTAACCCCAGACTTACCGGATATCTTTGAGGAAGCCTTTGAGCGTGCTGGTACCCAGTTGCGTACAGGTTATGACTTAAAAACCATCAGGCGCAGCTTTAACCTGCTGACCCTTGAGTGGCAGAACCGTGGCCTCAACCTGTTTACGATTGACCCGGGAACGCTGTCACTGACTGCTGGTACAGCTACATATACCATGCCAGCTGATACTATTGACCTTCTAGAGCATCAGTTGAGGGACGGCACCGGAACCAATCAGATAGATACAAACATTCAGCGCGTTTCTGTTTCGACCTACGCACAACAGACAAACAAGAACACACAAGGAAGACCCACTCAGGTCTTCGTAGAGCGCCTCGCAACGGAAGTTAAGGTTACCCTTTGGCCCGTACCGGACCAAGCCTATACGCTCTCTTACTACCGTCTGAAGGGTATTGATGGCCTGTCTAGCGGGGGAGGTACAACCGCCGCCGTGCCGCCGAGGTTTGTCCCGTGCCTTGTGTCTGGTTTGGCTTACTATGTGGCTATGAAGAAGCCAGAGTTGGCTGATAGGGTAACCGCCTTAAAGCAAGAGTACGAGTTCCAGTTTGAGTTAGCTGCTGGCGAGGACACTGATAGCTCTTCAATTAAGTTCGTTCCATACGATACGTTCTATTTGGGGTAGGTTATGGCATACGCAAAGGGTAATTATGCATACGGCTTTTGTGATAGAACAGGCTTTCGCTATCCGTTAAACGAGCTTGTCTATGAGTACAAGGATGGCGTTAAAACAGGTATGCGTGTAGGCTTTGATGTTGTTGATGTAGACCACCCCCAAAACTTTTTGGGTAGAATTAAGATTAACGACCCCCAATCCCTCATGGACCCACGCCCAGACAGGACTGTTGAGTCTTTGTATGGGTTCAACCCAGTATGGAATCCGGCACAGTATATGCAAGGTGCTGTGGGTTCTGTTAAGATAGTAACATCGTAGGAGAAAGTTACATGGAACAAATTGTATCTTGGATTACGGCAATCGTAGCTGCGGCTTCTGTAATCGCTAACATCACACCGTCTATGAAAGACAATGAATTTATCGCCAAGCTGGACAAGTTTGTACAGATGTTGGCTCTCAACCTTCGAAAGGATAAGTAATGCCTGAGGTAAATGGAAAGAAGTTCCCCTACACCGCAAAGGGAATGAAAGACGCAGAAAAAGAAAAGGAGCGTCTGGGCCGGGACCGTACCCGTGGTCTTGACCCTGAGTTCAGCCAGAGCGTAATGGATGCAAATCGCAAGCGCGAAGAAGAAGGCATGAAGCGCATCCAAAGAGAGATGGGCATGGCTTACGGTGGTAAGGTCAAGAAAATGAAGTCCGGTGGTATGTGCCGTGGCATGGGCAAAGCCTCTAAGGGTGGTCGTTACTCAAGGGCCTAGTAAAAGATGAGCTTTACCTACTCAGAACTAAAGCAGGCGATTCAGGACTACGCTGAAAACACGGAGACTTCCTTCGTGAACAATCTTCCTGTGTTTATTAGAAATGCAGAAGAGAGAATCCTGAAGACGGTGCAGCTGAATCTGTTCCGCAGGAATGTTACGGCAAGCCTTACAAGCGGTAACAGGTTCTTGGCTATGCCCGACGACTTTCTTGCGTCATACTCGCTTTCGCTTACATCTGCTGGTGACAAGTTTTTCTTAGACCATAAAGATGTAAACTTTCTTGAAGAGTACTGGCCGGACAATACGGACACCGGACGCCCGCGTTACTATGCTGAATTTACATCGGACAACTTTGTTCTCGCGCCGACACCTGATGCAGCGTACCAAGTAGAGCTACACTATTTTTATAGACCAGCCAGCGTCACATCGCTTGCCGATAGTGGTAAGTCTTGGCTGTCAGACAATGCTCCATATGCGATGCTTTATGGTTCTCTGACTGAGGCGTATGTGTATATGAAGGGAGAGGCAGACGTATTTTCTGTTTACGATGCAAAGTTTGCTGAGGCCGTAGCCCGCCTCAAGGACCTCGGAGAGGCGAAGCAGACAGGTGATGCATATCGTGACGGTCAGGTTATACTGCCTAAAACATAATGTTTGAGATTGGTTCTAATATCGGCACCGACCCAATAGTGAAGGTGCAGACAACTAATGGCCGTGGCCGAACTCCAGAGGAAATAGCAGAGAACTGCTTGGACCGAATAATGTATGTTTCTGATAGTGCGCCAGCGCCAATTAGAGACCAAGCAAATGCGTTCAAGGATGCAATCAGGCCCATAATTATCTTTTATATGAGGGAAGCTATTAACAGCGACAGGACAACCTTGTATAATAAACTTCGCGATGCAGGTCATACTGAGGTCGCAGAGATACTTAGGAGACTATGATGGCAATTACTCAAGCGATGTGTACATCGTTCAAGGTTGAACTTCTCAAGGGGGTTCATGATTTTACAAACAGCACTGGCGATAGCTTTAAGATTGCCCTGTATACAAGTAGCGCCGACCTTAGCGCCACAACCACTGCTTACACCACAAGCGAAGAAGTTGCTAACGGTAACGGGTACACCACAGGTGGCGCTGCGCTCACAAATGTTACGCCAACCTCTAGCGGCACTACTGCCTTTACTGACTTTGATGACGTAACATTCTCTTCTTCTACAATTACTGCTCGCGGTGCATTGATTTATAATGACACCGAAGCGGGGGACCCGGCTGTTGTTGTCTTGGATTTCGGCGCTGACAAATCTTCTACAAGCGGCGACTTTACAATTCAGTTCCCCACCGCTGATGCGAGCAACGCAATTATCCGAATCGCTTAGGTGCCGTCATGACAGTGCCTGTAGTAAAGGATAGGGTTAAAGAAACCACAACAACCACTGGCACGGGAACGTTGACCCTAGCGGGCGCGGAAGCAGGCTTTCAGGCCTTTTCTGCCATTGGTGATGGAAACACAACATATTACTGTATTACAGATGATACCGACTTTGAAGTTGGTTTCGGTGTCTACACGTCTAGCGGCACGACATTAAGTCGAGATACTGTTCTGGAGAGCAGTAACTCGGGCAGCAAAGTTGACTGGGGTTCTGGTGCAAAGACTGTCTTTTGTACATATCCGGCAGAGAAATCTTTATACAAAGACACGAGTGACAACATTGATTATGCCAACAGCGTATTAGAGAATGTTACTTTAGAATCATTCCAAGAAAAGATTACAGACACTGCAAGCGCATCTGGCTCCCTGACCGTCCCCAATGGCGTAAACAATGTTAGCTACACACTGACCGGTGATGTAACTCTAACACTGCCGCAAAACAGTGATTTAGCATCTGGAAGCACACGCGCCGTCTCTATAAGGGTTACGCAAGATGGGACTGGCGGCCATACATTTACTTTAGCTGCACCGGCAAGCTATACAATAAAATATAATAGCTCTTCAACCCAACCGGCGGTTAACTCAACTGCAAACAAAACTACAATTTACACTGCTCTATTGGAGGCCGGGAGTACAGATATCTTAGTTAGCTTGTCTTTTTACGAGGGATGATATGATTAGATATGAAAACATATACTTACACGCTCAAGTGGGTCACGGACCATCCGATGACTTTAGACAATGGTTAGAAGACAATGATGTATCTTTTACTTACTTGGGATATGAAGACCCCACAGACGACTTACATGCGATTAGCACGTGGTTTGAAAACGAACCTGATTTTACCTCTTCTCCGGTCCTTACGTTTGACCAGTTGATGTGGGAGGCCGAAGACGGCACGGATAGATATGTTAGAAACAAGTTCGCCAAAAGTTACAGCGAACTTCCCTCTGACTTTCTTGACCTAGCCCAGCGAGTTGAATAATGCCCTCCGTGGGTACATCCCTGCAATATGACCCCCTGTTTCCCGGGGGTAGCGAGACGTTCACCTCGTCCGGAACATTTAACTTGCCTCCGGGTATTCATGTTGTAACCGCTACTGTTGTCGGTGGTACTGGTAATTCGGGGACTTCTGGGAACGCAGGCACTGATGGCAACTCAGGCAACCCCGGCACAGCAGGCGCTGCCGGTAATGCTGGCGCGGCTGGAAATCCCGGTAACCCCGGAAACTCAGGCAATAATGGTTCTGGTGGTGCAGGGGGCGCAGGGGGGAATGGTAATCCCGGTAACCCGGGAAATCCGGGTACAGCGGGCGGAGGCGGCGGAGGCGGCGGAGGCGGCGGTGGTGGTGTTTTTAATCTACAACTCAAAGGTCAGCCTCCAGTACCCCCCGCCGTTCAGGGAAACCCCGGAAACCCCGGCAATGCAGGTCCGGGTAACAGGGGTGGCAGCGCGGGTACGGGGGGGACCGGATATGGTAATCCAGGTGGTGCTTTTAACACTCCCGGGAACGCCGGAGGCGCTGGTAATGCTGGAAGCGCAGGAACCAATGGTAACAGCGGCAATTCTAATGCAGGCAGCGCAGGTAGCCCCGGAAATGCTGGCGCGAATGGTAATGCTGGTAACGCTGGCTCAGGTGCTAACTCAGGCGGCGCGGGCGGAAGCGGCACAGCTGGCAATCCGGGGACGGCAGGTACTGCCGGAACTGACGGCTCTTCTGGCAACACGGGGGCAGCATCAAGCTTTGGAACTTACGTAACTGCAAATGGCGGGGCGGGTGGTGCTGCTGGCACCGGAGGGGCTGCGGGTACAGCTGGTACTGCCGGTACTGCGAATGACGGCAATCCCGGCAACCCCGGCAACAGCGGCACAGCTGGTAATGGGGGTAGTGCTGGTAATCCGGGCGCTCAGGGCGGCACTGGCAACCCCGGCACAGCTGGCAATCGTGGAAATGCTGGCAGTGCTGGGAGTGCTGGTGGGGGTGGTAACGGCGGCAGTGCAGGGAGTAATGCTAGCTCAGGCACAAACGGTAACACAGGAAGTCCCGATGGCAACCTTAACTCGTTTGGCAATGGTGGCAATAAGGGTAACAGAAACGCATCCGCAAATTATGGAAATGCTGGCAACGGAGGTCGAGGTGGCAGACCTAATAATGGCGCCCCCGGAAATTCTGGAGGTTCCGGGTCATCCGGTAACACTGGCTCAACGGGCGCTAATGGAACTGGGGCTACAAGCGGCAACCCCGGAAACGCAGGCGCAAATGGCAATGCAGGCTCCGCAGGTAGCGCCAACTCAGGCGGCGCTGGTAACTCAGGCACACCCGGAAACGCTGGGGGTTCTGGTTCCGCAGGCAATACAACTAATCAGCAGCAAAGAATAAATGTTGCTCAACAAGCGGTTTCTGTTACAGTTGGAAGCGGTGGCTCAGTAGAGGTAAATTGGAGTAGACAATGATTTTTGGAGGACAGCCGAAGGTAGAGTTTACATGCTCTCCAGAACTGCATGGTGTTATACCTGAACCAGTACCTGCGCGGACTTACATGCCGGACTGGTTTAAGAACCTAAAGCAGTACACGAAAGACTTTGTGGAACTTACTGAGAGTGAGTTCAGCGGTAAGACAGCTAAAAGATGCCCACCAATACTAGATACTCTGACCACGGGTTGGATTATCCCGCTACAGACCACTATAACTGTAAAGACAAACCATGATTGCTCTTGGTTCCAGTGGGCGCAATCCAAGATTCCTGCTTTTGAAGCGCACGGCATGGAGCAGATAAATGGTCACCCGATGTTACCGCGCCCCCCGATAAAGGCCCTGAATCACTGGCACATTAAAACCCCACCGGGATGGTCAACTCTTTTTGTAGCCCCGTTGAATAGAGACAATGATATATTCCAAGCCATACCCGGCATAGTGGATACAGATAAGTTTACTGAAAATATAAATTTCCCGGGTTTTTTTGTAAAACCTGATATGAATGAAGACTTAAAGGCTGGCTTTCCTGTGGTTCAAGCAATACCCTTCAAGAGGGGGATAGATAAAAAGGCCATAGTAAGGAGCCGCACCGAAAAAGAAGAGGCCATTATGTTAAAGAAAAATAATAAATATGGTAATATGCAGGGATTATATAGAGATAAATGGTGGGTTAAAAAATGAGCAATTACCCCTACAGGATTATCGACTTCATAGACGATACTAATTGCTACTCTGTTGTTTGGACGGGCAAAGACCAAGTGGAACACAACGCTTTGGTTCCTGCCTTAAAGGACGCCAATGGCAATGTAAACAGAACTCAGTCCTTGAGGGCTATAGAGCAGCACATAAAATCCGTAGAGAATAAAGAAAAAACTATACCAGATGGGCAAACTTTAGTTGGCACCACCGGCACAGCCGTGGATAATAATGATGACGCACAGGATGCGGTAGAGCAGCCGCCGGAAGATGCTGAGGAACTATAATGGCCGCTTATGGTGAGACAGACATACCATTCCATGTGTACCACAACTGCGAAGACCAGTTCTTTGTGTCTGCCGTAGAGAGTGCGGATAGGGCATCGTACTACCTGAGGGATGAGCGCCACCCCTTGAATAAAATGACTCATGCCGGAGGCGTTGTTACGAGGCATCCAGAGCATCCAGATATCCTGTACAAAAATGCAAATAATCACATACTGTGCAATGACACACCATTGAGAATGAGATGGTGGTGGAAAGATGGTCAGTTCTCCGAAGATAGAATCAGAGCCGCTGTCGATTATTTTCAGGATGTTATACCCGAGGGTTCTATAGTTTATGATATGGACGAGCGCCTGTTGGATATAACAGTCACTACAGTTTGGTCTAAAAACCAGCGGGAGTTCGCCCCTGTGCGCCCAGAGTATGGTTTGTTTACGGAAAAGGCCAGATTTGATATTTCTGCTGGTGCAAGGTTTTTGTGCATAATACGCATGGCTGACGACTATCAGGAATGGAAGACTGAATGGAGGGACTTGATGGCTGGGGAGACATGCCAGCTAAAAAGAAATACGGAAGATTGTTATTTCGTATTCTCTACCAATGTCAGCAAGGGCGGCACCGAGCTTGAGGCGTTTAAGCCATATAGGTTGTCTAGGGAAGCTGTTGATATATCATGTACAGAAAACACAAAGATAGTTCGAATAAGTCGATAAAATATTTTTCCGCCTTAGTGTCCCTAGTTAAATTCAACAGAACTAGGGGTGAGGAGTCCATACGGCATATTAGGGAAGCTATGCTTTGTCTTGACGGCGGGGCATCACAAAGCGCTCACGATATATTTATTGAGCAAGGAGGGTACCTGTACCTACCCCAAGTCCTTTCAAACACAGAGTACTTAGAGTCCCTCCCTCCAGACTCTCTGGGCGCTCACTACCTTAGACATATTACAGACGGTGTGGACGATAAGGTCTCAAGGTTATCATCTATTGTTCATGCTAACCCAGAAAGTTCCATAGAACATTTTATGGCGCGGCAAGCTGATGTTCATGACCTGATGCATGTTTTGTTGGGGTACGGGAAAGAGAGGCTTGGAGAGGCTTGCGTTGTTAGTGCTTATTCAAACTACTATAAGGGTTGGCGCTTGATTGTTGTGGGGGGGATTGTGTTGAATATGTTCCGGCGCAGGCTTTTTATCCCAAGTAGGATTCGTGACGTATGGAGGGCTGTCTATACTGAGCCGAGGCTTAGGGCTGCTTCTATCGAGTGTTGGGACTTAATACACTGGGAGAGGTATTTGGCTCATCCGATTGAGGATGTCCGCAGAAGGTTCGGTGTTTATCCATCTGAGCATTATAGCTTGGTTCAAAGAAAATATTTATCTGAGGGAGGTATATAATGTTTGTTGACCCTCTTTACTGGGTGTTTGAGTCAGAGTTGCCTAATCGTCTGTGCGACCAAATCATTGAGGAGGGAAAAAAGATGTCCCCCTCTGAGGGTGTTGCCGGTGATAAGGTTGACAAAAGTGTCAGGGATTCTGGTGTTTGTTTCTTCAGAAATCCAAGTTGGGTCGGTGGTCTTTGTGAGCATTACGTTAGGGTTGCTAATAGGTCTAGTGATTGGAACTTCGACTTGAAGGTTGTGCAGGACCCCCAATTTACTATTTACGAATCTGGTCAGCATTATACTTGGCATCAAGACGTTATTGGTAAGGGCAACGTAAGGAAGTTGAGTATGGTAATTCAGCTTACTGACCCCAATGAGTACGAGGGAGGTAAGCTAGAGTTGAAGAACAATGTCGGGGAGGAGGTTGTGTGCCAAGATTTCATGGCTCGTGGTTCTGTAATTGTGTTTCCATCTGTGACTTGGCACCGCGTTACTCCCATCACAAAGGGTCGTAGATATAGTGCGGTAGCTTGGGCTGTCGGTCCTGAATTTAAGTGATATAATGAATTATGTCATTCGCTAAGGCAACATTTTCGCAGGCAGCATTTTCGGCTTTGGGCATCAGTCCGAATGTCGTTGCCATTGTCACTGGCCTATCTGCCACCGCAACCGACGGAGTCGTTACGATTTCGACGGATGGTAGTGTGGCTGTTGCTGGGCAATCCGCCACATCTGCTGTAGGCTCTGTCAGTGTTGCCGAGGGGGTCGGTGTTTCTTTAACGGGATTGCAAGCTACTGGCTCACTGGGGTCGGTATCTGTTTCGGAGGGGGTTGGCGTTGATGTGTCTTTGACGGGTCAAGCTGGCACCACTGCGGTTGGCACCGTAAGCATTACAGAGGGAACGGGCGTGAGTGTGTCCCTGACAGGTATCGCAGCGACAACCTCTGTTGGGGATGTTGTTGTGGGTATCCCCATCGATGTTCCGGTCACAGGTCTTTCGGCCACTGGCTCAGTTGGTGAGGTCGTTGTACCTGTAACTGTGGGTGGCCTCGAGGCGACAGGTGGCGTTGGATTCGTTCTTATATGGGGTGATGTGCAGCCCGGTATCAATCAGGTCTATACAGAGGTCGCTGAAGGCACCACCCCGTCTTGGTCAAACGTATCCGGAGGTTCCGCCACATGGGTGGAGATAGATGAGGGTGACGCAGAAACATGGACAGATATTAGTGGTGGAGGTCAGTCATGGACAGATATTGCAGCCTGATTGTTTTGACCGGACTGGCAATGGGTATCGGATTATTGTATTATAGTCCTGAGTTTCAAGAGGCTCTGGTCACCCAGAAAAAGGGTGAGTTGGTCAGGGCGTGGCTTTGCCAATGTTATTAAGGGAATAGGATGCCTAGTAACTACACAGACAATAACAAGCTGGAGAAAATCGGCACCGGTGAACAGGCTGGTACTTGGGGTAACACCACCAACACCAACTTCGATATTGTTGACGCCGCGCTTAGTGGCGTTGTTAGCTTCACCGTTTCCGGCGCTTCATCGAATCTAACATCGACAGACGGCACCCTCACAAACGCGACTCGCAAGATGCTTGTGATTACCGCTGCCTCAGAAAACCACACGATTACCATCGACCCGAATACAGTTGAGAAGGTGTATTACGTTGTCAATGACAGTGGTTATCAAATCACGTTTACTCAAGGGACTGGCGGGAACGTAGCCATACCAGATGGCAAGAACGCCTTCATATATGCAGACGGCGCAGGCTCTGGCGCAAAGGTCGCTGAGTTCAAACCAAACGACCCAACAAACCTTGACGCTAGCCTTGCCTCAACAACAACGGATGTGACCGGAAGTGATTTTGTCTTCTTTGCTGACGCTAGTGATAGCAATAATATTAAGAAAGCCACGATAACAAACGCGGCTCTTCAGGGTCCCACTGGCCCCACGGGACCTTCAGGTAGTGATGGCAACACAGGACCCACTGGACCCACTGGACCCACTGGACCTACAGGACCAACTGGGCCAACAGGACCCGCTGGTAACCCAAACACCACATTCGCTGCTATTGGCTCCTACGCTATAGCATTTAACACCAGCAACAATGTTGTAACGGCTGTGGGAAGCAATGTTTCGGGTTCAAATCTAGCGTATTATGCAAATACCCAAACTAACGAAGGTAATAGCACTAGCTTTGGGGGTTGGGTTACGGACAGAAACAATAACCTCTTAACCACTCTTAATGGGACATGGAGGAACATGGGTCCCCAGAGGAATAAAAGATTTACAGTTGACGGCAAGGAAGGCCCCTTTTACGCATTAAATCTTTTTGTCAGGGTTTCTTAAAGCTAGAGGTTGAGAGAAGATGCAGGTTGATTCTATACAGGTGGAGTATGTTGTTCATGGTAGTGCAGTCTGGGCAACGTCGGAGCAAGAAAATACCTTTGACTGTATTGTGAAGTTTTCTCATTTAGACGGGGAGACGGAGTTCACCTGTCACAAGGATGATGAATTACCCCATAACCTAGAGGTGTACAACATTGTCATTAATGGAGAAGCCGGGGAGATATCGCCATATATAGAGCCAGAGGATTTTGAGGGGGACGAAGAGGTAATATAATCTATGTTATGGAGGATGTTCCCGGGTGCCTTTCCGGAAGAAAAATGTGATGAGATAATATCTCTAGGGCTTTCTCTTGGCACAGAGGACGCAACTGTATTCAATAATTCAGAAAGTGTGAGGCGCAGCCAAGTCGGTTGGATTGATAATCGAGAGCTACTTGAAAACCTCCACCACTTAGTGACTATCGCAAACAGCGAATTGTTTGCTTTTGATGTTCACAAGGTTGCGCCGATTCAGTTCACTAAATACTCATCAGATGACAGTGGTTGGTATGATTGGCACCATGATGTTGACTATGCCAGCACTAAGGCCTTTTCCAGAAAGCTATCGGTTACCGTGCAGTTATCAGACCCGAGAGCCTACGCTGGAGGGGATTTGCAGTTTTCAGAGTGTGAAAATCCAGACTCAGAGGTGCTTAGGGCAAAGGGGACGGCAATAGTGTTCCCTTCATATTTGAGGCATAGAGTAACACCAGTAACTAGCGGAAGGCGCTATAGTTTGGTATCTTGGTTTGAGGGTCCAAGATGGAGATAATATGCCGCTGCAAAAACTTAATTTTACGCCGGGCATCAATCAAGACGTAACGTCACTCAGTGACGGCACCGGGTTTACCGATTGCGATAAGGTGCGCTTTCGGCTTGGCTATGCTGAGAAAATTGGTGGTTGGGAAAAGTATTCTCCAAACACATATCGGGGAACGGCACGGGACTTGCATGACTGGGTCGCGCTTGATGGCTCCCAATATTTAGGGGTAGGAACCAGCAACAAATACTACATCGAAGAGGGCCAGACCTTTAACGATATTACACCGGTACGCGCAACTACATCCGCTGGCGACCTAACCTTTGATACGACATTAGGTTCCACAACCGTTCAGGTAAATGACTCCGACCACGGCGCGGTTCTTGGTGATTTTGTAACTATTAGTGGCGCTGATGATGCGGGCGGGGTTGTGGCTGCCGACCTGAACAAAGAGCATGAGATTACCAGAATTGTCTCCGGTAATGCTTATGAGATTGTTGTGGCAAATGCAGCAACCTCTACCCAAAGCGGTGGAGGTGGCTCCTCTGCCATAGGTGAGTATCAGTTGAGCGTTGGTCTTGACGCTTCTGTCGCAGGTACAGGTTGGGGTGCTGGGGTCTGGGGCGGCCAAGAGACAGCAGCAGTCACATCGACACTAAACGAGGGCGGCACGCTATCGGCCACCGACACCACCATCACGTTAACTAGCGCGGCTAGTTTTCCCGATAATGGTGTTGTTGTTATTGAGTCAGAGGTCATTATTTATACCGGTAAAAGTACCAATGACCTGACCGGATGTCAGCGCGGTTCTTACGGGACGACAGCCGCGACACACGCCGATGGCACAACTGTAACCGATGGTAGTAAGGGTTGGGGCATACCGGTTGGGGTTGGCTCAGAGAATGAACTCCGTCTTTGGAGTCATGATAATTTCGGTGAGGACTTAATAATAAATCCTCGTGATGGTGGTATTTACTACTGGGATAGGACGAATGGCGTAAGCGATAGGGCTGTAAATATCACGGGCCTGTCTGGTGCTGATAACCCCCCAGTAGTTGCAAAGCAAGTTCTGGTTTCCGATATAGACCGTCACGTGATTGCATTTGGTGCCAACACACTGGGGACCTCAATTCAAGACCCTCTTCTTATTCGATTCTCAGACCAAGAGAGTGCTACCGAATGGAACCCAGCGTCCGACAATACCTCCGGCTCTCTGCGTCTCGGCACAGGCTCTAAAATAATGCAAGCGCTAGAGACTAAGCGCGAGATTCTTGTTTGGACTGATGTTTCCCTGCACTCTATGCGCTTTATTGGCCCGCCATTCACATTCGGCATAGAGCAGATTGCATCAGGGATTACTATAGCAAGTCCCAACTCCGCCGCTGCCGCTGAGGAGAATGTGTACTGGATGGGGATTGACAATTTTTATATTTACAATGGTCAAACAAGCCAGCTTCCATGCACCGTAAAGGACAAGGTGTTTTTGGATTTCAACACTGAGCAGCGTGAGAAGGTTGTCGGTGGTATTAACAGTGAATACAACGAGGCAATTTGGTTTTACCCGAGCGCCAACTCAGAAGAGAACGATAGATATGTAATATATAATTACAAAGAAAACCTGTGGTATTTTGGCAGCATGGTTCGTACGGCTTGGATTGACCGTGGTGTAAAACAGTTCCCTGTGGCCGCTGGCTCCTCATACCTATACAGTCACGAAGTAGGCTACAATGACGACACATCAGCGATGAGTTCATTTGTAGAGACAGGCAGTATAGATTTGGATGATGGTGACAGATTCTTGTTCCTGCGCCGTATAATACCTGACCTTACATTCAAAGGCTCCACCGAAAACTCAAGCCCACAAGGTACGATAACAATTAAGGCGAGAGATTTTCCGGGCAGCGGCACCGATGACACTGATAGCGGCACTATATCTAGAACAGTAAGCTCACCAGTTGAGGAGTTTACCGACCAGATACACCTTCGTGTGCGTGGTCGTTCATTCAAGTTTCGCTTTGAGTCCGATGCGTCAGACACCAGATGGCGTCTTGGAACACCCAGAGCAGACATAAGAACTGATGGGAGGCGATAATGGCCTTACGTGAACTGGCTGCGCCGAGACTACCGACACCACCAGCCCAGATAACACAACAATATATGAGTGACCTAATTAGGGCGCTTGAAGTGTTCATGTCTCAAGAGAGAAACCCGGGTGAGTTGCGCGGTACAAAAATAACACTGACAGACCTACCCACCAGCGCAACAGGATTGGAGACGGGTGCTTTGTATAATGACTCCGGAACTGTTAAAATAGTTACATAAAACTTTTGGAGACACTATGTTAAACGCACTGATAGGACCAGTCACTGGACTTCTTGATAAGTTTGTAGAAGACAAAGACCAGAAGGCTAAGTTGGCGCATGACCTAGCAACTATGGCTGAGAGACATGCTCACGATTTAGCTAGGGGCCAGATGGAGATTAACAAGCAAGAGGCTGCCTCTCGCAATGTGTTTGTCGCTGGTTGGCGTCCCTTTATCGGTTGGGTCTGTGGTGTTGCTATGGCTTGGCATTTCGTCATTGCACCGTTTGTTATGTTCTTCGCCACTTGGTTCGGCGCAGAAATACCAGAACTCCCTGTCTTTGACATGGATAGTCTGATGACTGTCCTTCTTGGTATGCTTGGCTTAGGTGGTCTCCGCACATATGAAAAATCCAAAGGGCTATCTAAGTAATGACTGAAGACAATAATATTGTAGATAAGGGCGCTTATCAAAAGAACCGCCGATACATGGCTTGGGCCTGTCTGGGTATGATGTTGGTTAGTACAATCGCCGTGCTTCTTACCCCAGAAAGGTTTCAGTCAGCGGAGGCTATATTAATGATGATGTATGGCTCGCTGTCTGCTGTTGTGGCAGCTTATTTTGGGTTCGCTAAAAAGTAGACAAGCTAGAGCGAATAATGCTCTAGTTATGTTCTCGATTTGTTTTGAGGGGACACTAAATGACTAACGCACACAGCGAAGACTCGCTGAAAAATATAGCAACCATATTTATCCAAAGTGGTTCGAGTGTAACAAAGGCAGCTAGGGCCGCCGGAGTTCCAAGAACAACCATGCAGAGCAGGGTGGATGCCGCTAGGTTAAAGGGATATTTAGAGGGAAGTGAGTTCGGCAGGGATTACCAAGAAGCTGTCAAGATAGAGACAGAGGATTCTGCGCCGATTGTTACCGTAAAGCCAAGACTTACAATCATACAGAGACCTGAGGCTAAGGGTGTGAATAAGCGTATCTTAGCCATAGGTGATGCTCACGACAGCCCTCACATACCAGACAAAAGTAGGTTCTATGCGCTTGGTAAGTATGCTCGTGATAATGACATTGACAAAGTAATACAGATTGGCGACTTCGCCTCACTCGATTCATTGAGTAGGCATGATGCTAACGACACCCTGAAGGGGCGCGAGAAGCCCAGCTTTGACGATGATATGCTCTCATTTAGTGACGCCCTGTCAGCCTTTCATGATGGCCTCGGTGGTAGGAGAGTTGAGAAGCATGTTGTTCTTGGTAACCACGAGGACAGGATATGGAGTTTTACAAACAGGAATCCCGAGGTTGTTCATATATTAGATAATATCCTTTATCAGAATCTAAACATGTACGGCTGGACCTACTCTCCATTTGGCGAGTTGTACTTTGAGGGGGATGTAGCATTTACGCACGTTCCCCTTAATACTATGGGTAAAGCTTACGGAGGTATGCACTGCGAGAACCAGATAGCAAGAGATAGCCTGCACGATATTGTGTTTGGTCATACTCACAAAAGGTTAGATAAAACTTTTCCAAAGCTGGGCGGACAGAGCATTACTGTGATAAACTTAGGTTGCGCCCTACCAGATGGGCATATCGAAGACTATGCTAAACATAGTCTAACTGGCTGGAGTTATGGGGCTTATGACATCACAATCAAAGATGGGAAAATTTCTGAAAGGACTTGGATTCCAATGGGCAAGCTCAAAGAAGAATACTCAGAAGGATACAAGCACATCGAGCATGGAGAACAGTCGTAACATCAACCTTATCGTCATTCATTGCGCCGACACACCTGAGGGCAGGGATATAAGCACAGATGAAATCAAGCGCTGGCATATGGAAGAGCGTGGGTGGTCTGATATTGGCTATCATTATGTTGTTGAGCTTGATGGTAAAATCTGTAAAGGACGCCCTGAAGAGGTAGCGGGGGCGCACGCCAGAGGTTATAATAGCACATCGATAGGTGTTTGTTATGTAGGCGGTGCTGACAAGGATGGCAACGCCAAAGATACCAGAACTGAAAGTCAAAAACAGTCTCTGGATACTTTGTTGGAAGGTCTGCTAGTGAACTATCCTGATGCTCAAATAGTTGGGCATAGAGACTTGGATAATGGGAAGGCTTGCCCTTCCTTTGATGCGAAAAAGGAATACGAGGCTTTCTGATGGCTCTTCCCCTTCTCTTAGGTTTGGTTGCACCCAGCTTGGCTGTAGGCACTGGGATAAGCGCCGCAACAGCTGCTGCTTTAGGCACTGGTCTTGGGCAGTTTATTGAGACCGGAGATTTGGAAGAAGGTATTGCCGCTGGTCTTACTGGCTATCTTGGTGGTAAAGCCCTCGGCGGTATGTTTGGTGGTTCTGGTAAGCAAGCGGCGGACGCAGCCACTGCCACAACAGAAGCCGCAGCCGCAACGCAAGCACCAGCTGCTGTATCTAATATGCCGCCTCTCCCTCCTACCATTGAGGCAGCTAGAGATGCGGGCATACAAGCCAGTATAAGTCCAGCAGCCACACAAGCAGCTTCGACTACCGCGCAGACAGCACCCACCCTCTCAGAAAAACTGGCCCAAGATTTTGTCGTTGACCCGCAGGCTATAACGGGTGCTTTGTACGCTGAGGCTGTAAGGATGCCAGAGGAGGAGGAAGAAGAAGAAAAAGAGGTCGTGGATTTCACTCGCTCAGAAGCGGTCACTAGGGAGGCTAATTACCCCGGGTCGGTCTCAACAACTGGGCGCGAGTTTGTTTACTTCAAGGAGGGTGGTTTAGCTTCTCTGAAGGGGGGAGGATTCCCTGACCTCAGCGGTGACGGTGAGACAACCATGAAGGATGTTCTCATTGGTCGAGGTGTGATTAATAAACAGGAGGGGGGAGAGATGCCAAACGATAAGGACGTTATCGTTATGGCGGTAGATGCTATCAAGGGTAAGTCTGACGCCCCTGAGATTGCTCTCGCAAGATTTGTGGAGCGCTACGGGGAACAGAGCTTGATGGATTTGGTTGAGCGTGTCCGCACCGGAGAGTTCGATATGAACGCGCAGCGCACAGAGGGCAAAGTGAACGGCGCAGGTGACGGCATGGATGATATGATTCCTGCTACTTTGGAGGGCGAACAGGATGTAGTTCTTAGCGATGGTGAGTTTATTGTTCCCGCTGACGTTGTCAGTGGTTTGGGCAATGGCTCCTCAGACGCTGGGTCTAAACGCCTATACGATATGATGGAGAGAGTCCGTCAGCTTCGTACAGGTCAATCTGAACAACCCAAGCAGGTTAGCCCGGAGAAGATGTTACCTGCATGATTGTGACGATTGTTCCACAGGAAGCTATAGACTTCATGTGGCCCCAATGCGAACCGCACCTCAGTAGGGCGGTGGACAGAGCTAGCGAAATGTTTGACGTTAGCGATATATATTTAGGGGCCAAAATGGGTTATTATGGCTTGTGGGTTGTGATGGAAGGGGAGCAGGTTATTGCTTCGTATTCCACCCGCATGGTGTCTTACCCAAAAAGGAAGGCGCTCGTGATTGATTTTATGGGGGGCGACAAGCTCAATGAGTGGTTGCCCCAGATGGTAGAAGTAACAGGCGATTTCGCCAAACTTAATGGATGCAGTAATTTGGAAGCATACGGAAGACACGGTTGGAAGAAACCTCTAGCCAAGCTGAACTGGACAGCTGACACCGTTTGCTACAATTTGGAGCTTAACAATGAGTAAAAGAAGCGGCGGCGGACAAACCACATCCACAACATACACGAGTAGTGTGCCTGAGTATCTACAGCCATACCTAGAGGATTTGGTTGCTAGAGCCGAGGGCGAAAGCATGGTTACATACGCCCCATATCAAGGGGGCCGAATTGCTGGCTTGTCCGACCAAGTAGGGCGAGCGCGCACAATGGTCGAGGGGTTGGTTCCCCGGGGGCAACAAGATGTAGGTGCTGCTAGGTCTGCGATTCAATCTGGTATAGCAACTGGCTCTGACTTGGCATCATTTGTTCCTGAGGGTGGATTTACGCCAGCCCAACAATTCACTGGGGATGTGGTCCAACAATACATGTCCCCCTACATGCGGTCCGTTTTGGACATGCAGAAGAGGCAGGCAAAGTCAGAGGCGGCAATGGCTGGCGCTCAAAGGGCATCTGAAGCGGCACAGGCAGGCGCGTTTGGCGGCTCTCGTTTTGCTATACAAGAATCAGAAGCACAGGCGGCCTTGCAGCAGCAGCTTCAAGACATTGAAGCGAAGGGTATGCAGCGTGCTTATGAGCAAGCTCAAGAGTCATTCTTAGCTGACCGAGAGGCTCAGTTTGCGAGAGAGCAAGCTGGAGTGCAGGCCGGTATATCTGGTGCTGATGTGGCGAGCAGGGGCGCTCAAGCTATTCAGGAACTTGCTGGAACCGAAGCTGGTTTGGCTGGGCTTCTTGAATCAATAGGTCTCGATGTCGAGGCACGCGAGCAGCGTGGCTTGGATATTGCTTATGAGGACTTCCTGCGTCAGCGAGACAAGCCAAGAGAAGATATCCAGTTCTTGTCTTCTGTTATTCAGGGTATCCCAGCACCAAGCTCTCAAGAGATTGCGAAGTTTGGTCCACAAGCAAGCCCGGCACAGCAGGCTCTTGGCGCGGGCATAGCTGCCTACTCATTGAACAGAGCATTGGGACAGGGTTAAGTCATGAATGTTATTGAAGTACAGGAAAACCTAAAAGACTTCTCAGAAGAGCAGTTGATTTCAGAGATGCAAAACCCCAGCGGGTTCGCACCGCAATTTCTTGTGCTTTCTGAGATACAGCGCCGTAAGCGTATGCGCGATTCTTACAATCAGGCGAAGGCAGCACAGCAACCAACCGTGGCTCAGGAAGTGGTTAATGCTGCTGGAGTTCCTCAAGGGGGCGTTATGGACATGGCTCAGGCTATGGCCCCCAAAAGTTCTATGGAACAAAATACAGGCGTCATGTCTATGTATGGTGGCGGACTTATTGAAAAGCAGATAGGCGGGGATTTTGCCCTCAGCCTTCCTAGTGGTGCGCGTCAGGCCGCTGAACGCCGCCGTTCTCTGGAGCGCCGAATCCAGCGCCTTGCAGAAGAAGAAATGAGAAACATGAACCCGGGTCTTGTAGGCCCCGCATTGGCCTCTCGCCGTATTAGCCGTCCAGAATATGAGGAATTTTATAGCGACCCTAACATGCCCGGGTACACGGACACTATTCCGGGTCGAGTTTTTGACGCTGAAATAGATGAGAGAAGAAGTATAGGTCAGGAGGCCGCTGCGTTAGGAGCAGACATCCCAAGCGTCATGCAGCTTACGGACGAAGAAGTTCAGATGGCTGGCTTGCGCGGCGCTCAACAGGCTGCTAGCGACCCAGAAAACTACAAGCGCCTTGCTAGCTCTGCCTTAGATGCTGTTGTTGACACTGGTAAAAGCGCTGCTCAGAATGTTTACGATGCCATTTACGGCTTTGGCTATGACAATCAGGAAGCCATTGATAGAGGTGTTGCTGCGGCGGGCGCAGCAGGTAGAGCCATCCAGCAGGGTGCTGAAACAGCATATGGCTCAATCCGCGAAGGCCTTACAAACCGTGAGTTGTCTGCCCCACGAGAGGGTGACACCGTTCTACAACGGGCTGGAAGGGATGCACTTGGTGGTATTCAGTCTCTAGCCAGTGGTATTTATGATGTTGCAGCGTCACCCTTCAGGGGAGCGGAGGAGATTGGACGTTATCTTGGTTCACCTGCCGATGCTCCTGAGGTCCCTGATGCATTCATAGCACTCGACCAAGCTATGGCCCGCAGGGGAGTCCGTCAGGATATGGAGCGTCAGCTAGAGATGGCGCAGGCCGTGCAGTCAGGGTCCATGACAGCAGAGGAAGCTAATGAGGCATTGGCGATGGGTGCTAAACCTCCAGTGGCAACACCAACAGGAACAGCAAGCGCTGCCGACAAAGCAGCAGGCGTTATTGAGGTAGACCCTGCCGCCGTTCCTGATGCTGCTCCCGTCACCCAAATCCCAGCAGTACCCGGAAGGCCCGGCTCTGAAGTTACAGTTACCCCTCTTGAAGAGAGGTTGGTGCAGATGGAAGAAGACCGTGCTAAGGCTCTCGAGGCTAACAAGTATATAGCGCTGGCACAGGCCGGGCTAACCTTGATGGGTTCTAATAAACCTACATTCGGAGAGGCTGTAAGTGAGGCAGGTCTTGCGGGCCTGAAGGCGATGCAGGGTGCCAAAGCACAATACGACAAGGATGTTATTAGCCTTCTTAATGCCCGCTCTAAAGTGCAGCAGGCCCAGCAGAGGCGCGTAACTGACCCGCTTGAGTATCTTAAACTAGCCCAGCAATCTGAGAGACGTGCGATAGATATCCAAAAACTCCTTAGTGGGACAGAAGGTTCTTTAATGTCCGAAGAGCAAAGACAGCAACTAATGCAAGAACTGATAGACGTTAAGAACGAAGCGCGTCAGTATAGGCTTTTCGGTGGTGGAGCAAGGGTAGACCGCCGCGTATCGTAAGGAGCCACCAATGGGCATTTATAGCGCATATGGTAAAAGTGGTAGGCTCTACAATTTGGGTATTGCTGGTGATGCACCAACACCTCAAGAGCTAGAGAAGATACCGGGGATTCTGGATGAGTTGGATGCCCAGTATTTTCCCCAACAATCAGCGCCTTTAGTAGAAGAAGATGACGGCACGGCACTTGGCCGTGGTCTTAGTCGTGGTGTGGATATTCTACAGGAGGGTTACGGCTCTGCTGTAGAAGGTATCGGTAGCATCATAGGCAACAGAACCATCGAGGACTACGGCAGGGAGGTTGTTGAGGCTCAGAAGAGAGACCTTGAAGATGTGCAGCGTGCTGTAGCAACATTCGAGGAAGTCAAAGACCTCGGTACGTTTGCCACATATTTCGGAGAAACCTTAGGCGAGACATCGCCTCAACTTGCAAGCACTATTGCTGGCTCGATAGCTGGTCAAGCGCTGATTCCTATCCCGGGTGTTGGTGCTGCCATAGGTGGTCTGGCTGCAAATATACCATTCTTCTATGGTATGAATCGCGAGGCCCAGAAGGACGCCATCCAAGAGGGGTACAGAACAGAAATGAATGAGGGGGCTGCGGCTCTCACAGCAATTCCTCAGGCAGCCTTAGACCTTGTTGTTGACCGTCTTCTGGTAGGTTTATCTCCCACCCCGAAACTACTACAAGGTGGTGGCATATTTACTCGTGTTAGTAAGGGCGTTGGTGCTGGTGCTGCCATCGAAGCGCCTACTGAGGTTGGGCAACAATTACTGGAGCGTTATCAGGCCGGGAAACCGATTGATGACGAGGAGGCAATCAACGAATACCGTGAAGCGGCCATCGCTGGCGGTCTTGTTGGTGGTACTGTTCGAGGTACAACAAGCGCTTTCGGTGCAGCCGACCCAGAACAAAAGCAAAAAGATGCAGAATTAAACGAGGACTTAGAAGAGCTAGCTGTTGAGGCTTCTTCTAAGGCTCAGTTCGCCCGTGAATCTATAACAGCGCCGGAGTTGCTGCCAGCACCTGCACAGGTTGAGGAGCAGGAGATTGTTAATCAGCAGAGACAAGAGGACGCGACAACGACAGAGGAGTTGCTTGAGGCTAAACAGGAGGAGGCACAAGAGCAGCAGCAGGAGCAGATAGACCAGTTGGGGTTGGCGGCTGACGAGAAGGCTGCTCTCGCCATGCAGAATGAAAAAGAAGCTGCCACTAAGTATGAACCTGTAGAGCTAGACACTCTTCCTGAAGAAGAACAGTTCAACATTATAGGCGCTAGGGATGTTCGTGGTGACGCGCTGATTAGCGCCCCAGTAACCATAGAAGAGATTGAGAATCTCGTTGGACCAGAGGCAGCGCAGCGCGAAAGAAACAAGCAGAAGCCCCTGTCTCAGGGTGTAGACAACTCAACACCCAAACAGAGCAGACCATTCCGTCAAGACCAGTATGAGGCGGCGGTTGAGGCTGTCAGAAAAGATGGCAAAGTAAGTATCCCACGTATCGCCCGGGCAGCACGTATCGAAAGTGATGACGTTGTAAATAATGGGATGGCTAGGGAGCTTCGTTCAGAGCTTATTAGGAAGGGCGTTATTAATGAGGTTGGCGAAAACAAGTATGAGGTTGCACCAGAGCGCACCGTAGAAGAGGACCCAACCGTCGCCCTAGAGGAGTTGGACTCTGCCTACCAGCAGGAACTAGACCTAGCCCGTGATGAGTACAGGGCCTTAGAGCAACGCAGACAGGACCTGATAGAACAGAACACACCAGAGGCAACGGCAGAGATAGCCGATGTGCAGCGTGACATGGACAGCTTGGAGGCTGCCATATCATCAGCAGAGCAGAGCCGACAGACTGTTTCGCAGAGTGTGCAGGACGCCAAAGAAACTCAAGTACCGAAGGAATCTGCCCTCCCAGCCAAAGCATCTAACAACGCCAGCCGCGCCGTCAACTCAGAAGTTACCGATAACTATGGGCAGGTTAGGCAGAAGGTAGCCAACAGATTGCGTAAATATCTACGCAGTCTTGGCCTCACAGATGTAAACTTGGTGACTGCAAATGTTCTTGAGGCTGGTAGGCTGGAGGATGGCACTCTGGTTGAGGGCTTCGAGGAGGCTGGAGAGAATGGCAGCCGCATCATTGCTCTGGCTATGGAGATATACGACCCGTCACTGAGCGACACAGAGCTTGAGGCCCGCCTTCGCAGTGTGATGAACCACGAGATTATTCACTCGCTAAAAGCGCTTGGCTTGTTTACTGATGCCGAGTTTGCTGCTCTGGTTAAGGCCGCCGAAAACCGTAAGTATGTGGCAATAAAGGGTGGCAAGGCTGTAGAGCGCAGCTACACATACCTTGACCGTGCAAAGAGACTATATCCCGGCGCTGATTTAGAGTTGCAGCAAGAGGAAGCTGTGGCTGAATTGTTCCGTGATTGGGCTGACGGCAAAATTAAGCTTGCTGGTCGCCCGAACACACTGTTCCAGCGGATTAAGAAGTTCATCAAGTCTATCTTCAACGCACACAATGAAGAGGGTATTGATGGTGCAGACCAGATATTCTCGAACATTGTTACCTCAACCAAAGAGGACCAGATTGGTAGCCGTGCCAGACAGCAAGGCTTAGAACGTCAGCAGAGGCTGTACTCCCTGCGCCGCACAAAGTCAGGCCAATATGTTGGCGCACCACAGGGTATTGATTCGCCACAAAAACTGCGCTCACTGCGCCGTAAGCTTGAGGCTCTCGCTGCTGCTGGTGAAGAAGGCCGCTTCTGGTACGAGCGTAGCGGTCAAGCAATACTAGAAGCTGCTGGCGGCAACAAGAGAGAAGCAGAGAAGATTGTTCAAGCTATAGCAATCACATCACCATCCACTCCCGTGAAGGATAACTTTGCCTATGCAATTCAAGCTTACGCTGCTTGGCGTGCTGGCAAGGAGATTAAGACAGGGCGATTCCCTCAAGCTATGAGCAAGCGCCTTGAAGAACTGTTCAATGGAAAGGACTGGGAGGGTCGTAAGACCAACAACTTCTACATCAACTTGATGAGAGAGATTGACCCAGAACGTAGTCAAGGCGTTACCATTGATATCTGGATGATGCGTGCTTTGGGTTATGACAGTGAGAATCCAACAGACGCCCAGTATTCATTCGCTGAAGAAGAGACACTCCGTATTGCGAACAAGTACGGCTGGGAGCCTCAGCAGGCGCAGGCTGCTATTTGGGTAGCGGCTAAGGCGGCTATGGACGGTAAGCCAGTATCTCAAATGTCATATGACTACTCCACTGCCCTTGAAGAAAATCTTGGTCAGATTAGCTGGGAAAGTATACCCGGTGCTACGGCTAATCATATGCCCGAAATGTTTGATGCGCCGATGGAGCAGCAGGCTGAGTATCATGTCGATATATCTAAGGCGTTTTTAGATGATGAGGGATTTGATATTGCTGCGCGGGAGCTTGGCCTTCTTACGCCCGGTGACTTTGAGGCGCCCGGATACTTCGAAGGCAAGGTAAGCCCCGGAACTCAGACCGAAGCTGTCATGGCCCGTCAGTACAAAGGCCCAACCTACGGTCAGGTTGACGCCGCCACTGAGGATTTGATTACTGCATATGCTGCTGTTCGTGGAATCCTAATGAAGCAGGATGGTGTCGGATGGCATCGCCCGTGGTTCGGTGATAAAGTGCGCCGCAAAGACTCTAATGGTGTTGAGATTCGATTGGGCAGGCCTTTGACTCAAGATGAGACAGCAAGGCTGGCGCAAATCATGAGTGACATAACGGGCCATAGCGAGTACAATCCTATTGGGTCTCGGGATGGTGCGCGTATAATTAACTTTGATTATGTCGGCACAGAGAACGCAGACTTTCAGTCTCAGGTTGAGCAAGCCCTTGAAGCTATGGAGTTTGACGGAGACCCAGAAGTAGATGCTGTACGATTTGCAGCGCAAACCGGATATGCCGGTAATGATTGGAGTGTAAATAAAAATGGCGAAGGTTACATTCAGACAGGCCTCGATGGACGACCCTCTCTTCAGCGGAGAGTTCAAGATATCGTCGAAACCATCCAGTCCAGAATCGATGACATCGATGCAGACTACTCAGAAAAATATGGATGGACAAGAAACAACGAAGTCAACGCAAACTTCAGGGCCACAGAAGAAGCGCCAGTAGAACCCCAACCTGCTGAGGAAAGTGACAGGGAACTTTCTGATATTGATGAGGGTCTCACAAGAGACCAGATTGATGACTTGCAGGATGCTCGAAGTGATATCGAGACAGCAGAGCAAGCCCAGCGTAAGTACAGCGTAAACCCGACAAAGCCATTCGCACTCAATCGTGCGCCAATCAAACGCGATACATATGAGTATGGTCAGATACGCGAAGGTAATCGCTTGGTGCCAGTTGTCTTGCCAGCAGGTAGGCACTTCGATGACCAAGATGGGAGCAGCTTCGGATTGCACCACATACAAGAACGCAACCACGACACGGAGTTGCAAGAGGTGTCCAAGTATCCGCGTGTTGAGGAAGCTATATACGACTTGCTCGCACGTTGGCGCAGCCAACAACACACAGACGGCTCTGATGTAGTTGGATTCCCACAGGGAAGAAACTTCTACCGCCTAGAGTGGGTCAACAATACTGGTCGCTCAAAAGTTCCATTGAACTTAGTTCTCCAGAGGGGGCAGACCAAAGACGGCAACGCCATCTATTTTGTTAAGACGTTCTTCCCAGACATGAATGCCGCGCAACCTCAACAGAGGCAGGCTGGTATGAGGCGGCGCAGCGCCCTGCCCATGACATCTGTGCGCTCATACAGCGTTATCATGCCAGAGAGACAGAGCAATATTGCGTACAGTCGTGCGGGCAAGCTTATACAAAAGGTAATCGGCAAGCCATTGAAGTTATTTGTTGGTGAGGATAAGGCCCAGAAACTGTCTGAGCAGTTCATCACAAACTTCCAAGACAATATGTATCCTGTCGCAAAGCTTATTGATGACCTGAAAGCTGCTGGCGCTAACATCACAGACGCCCTAGATACATATCTGCAAGAGGAACTGTATCATGGACGGGTCGGCGCTAGGGTCGAAGAGAATCAGAAGAAGTTTTACACGCCGCTTGCCGAGTTGGTTAGGGATATAAGTATCCCAGCAGCTGTAATAGAAAGAATGTCTTCGTTTAGTGGTTTTGTTAAAGGCTCTTACGAGAACAACAATAGTGCCAAGCTCACTCTTGCCGAAGCATTTTTGTACGCCCGCCATGCAAAAGAACGCAACGCATATATCAGAGGAATCAACCCGGGTGAGGACTCAGGTTCTGGTATGACTGATGTTGAGGCTGACAAGATACTTGCGTTTATCTCTGGTCTTGATTCAGAGACTCAGTCCCAGCTTGCTGCTATAGCTGATGCTGCTGATGCCACGATTCAGAATACAAATGATATACGTGTGGCCTCTGGCCTAACGCCAGACTTTAATGATGGAAGTCCAGTCACCCTTGAGGATGGCACAGAAGCTGCGCCACCTAGCTTCTCTTCGTATGTTCCGTTGCGCGGTATCTTAGACCCAGAGAGTGAAGCCACAGAGGAGGCCAGAACAAGCTACGGCAGGGGTGGCGACAGGTTCGGTGTTCGTGGTCGTGAGGACCGCAGGGCTTTGGGTCGCGGTGAGTACGCAGAGAGCATACTCGCCAACATCATGACGCAAAATCAGAACGCTATTATACGTTCAGAGAAGAACAATGTGGGCAAGTCTTTCTTGGAGTTGATTAGGCAGAACCCAGAACTGATGGCTCCAGTTGCCCGTGTGCTTGAGAGCCGACCCACCACCCGTGGTTTGGTAAACGGTACTGTTCGCACAGTCCCAGCCATGATGCCACAAGATGACATACTTGTAGTAAAGGATGGCGGTCAGGAAGTGTATATAGAAATCCTTGACCCTCGCATTGCCAAAGCAATGAAGGGTGCAAGCGGTATGTCTACGGAGTCTATGGGTGTTGTTACTCGTGCTATGGGCAAGCTGAACAGATACCTGTCCAACATCAACACCTCATTCAACCCTGAGTTCTTGATTACTAACTTGGTCCGTGACTTGCAAACTGCCGGTGTTAACTTGGGTCAGTTTGACCAAGACAAGTTGTCTCGTGAGGTTCTTGGTGGGGTCACTGGTGCGCTGAAGGGAATCAAGCGTTCAATTATCAACGGAGACAATAGCTCTGAGTGGTCGCAAATATTTGAAGACTTTGTAGCCAATGGTGGCAAGACATCTGCTAACCCCATGACAACGCTGCAAGACCAGCTAAACTCAATCAACGATACTTTGGGCGACATCTCCGATGCTGGTGTACGCAAGCAGTGGGGTCGTGTGAAGCGCAGTTTCGTTGGCGATATCTTTAGAGCGCTTGAGAATTACAACACCGTGGTTGAGAACGGTATCCGTGTCGCTACATACAAGGCGCTGCTTGACCGTGGGTACACAAAAGAACGTGCGGCGCAGGCAGCTAAAAATGTTACAGTGAACTTTACAAAGGGCGGTGAGTACAAGACATTCATGAACTCTTGGTCTCTGTTCTACAATGCATCACTGCAAGGTTCGATGGCACTCCTCACGGCTGCTACACGCTCCAAGCGTGTGCAGAAACTGTGGGCTGGTGTTGTGGTGGCTGGACTTCTGCAAGACCAGTTGAACGCTGCCCTCTCAGAGGAGGACGAGGACGGAGAACTTCAGTACGATAAGATTCCTGACTATGTTCTTGAGCATAACTTCATACTGCCCGACCCATTCGGTATTACTGAGCGCTCTTACATTAAGATTCCACTGCCATATGGATTAAATATGGCACACAACATTGGTCGAACATTGAGCCGTTCTGGTCGTGGAGAGTACCAGCCGGGCGAAGCAACAAGCACTATTGTTGCGACAATTCTTGAGGCAGTTAACCCGATGGGCGGACTTGACCCAGATGCAACTGGGTACGGCTTCCTTAACTTTGTTGCCCCGACAATCGCTGACCCGTTTATTGACATCGCAGAGAACGAGGACTTTGCTAACAAGCCAGTATATAAAGAGGCATCACAGTTTGGTGTGCCTGCCCCAGATAGTCAGCTTTACTGGTCTACAACCTCGCCATCAGCTAAGTGGATTACTGATAATCTCAACAGCTTAACAGGTGGTACACCCTCCATGTCTGGTTACATCGACATATCACCAGACATATTGGACTTCTGGTTTGAGTTTGCAACGGGTGGTGTCGGTAGGTTCGTTCAGCGCACTGCTGAGTTTGGTGCGTCAACCGCACCCAAGATTATTACTGGTGACTTTGAGGACGAGATGGTTCGGGCGATACCTCTCGCTCGTAAGGTTGTCGGCAGTGTCTCAGACAGAGAAGATACAGAGAACTTTATTAACAACAGAAACGTCATCCTAACGGCACGGAGAGAGTTGCTTGAGGCAACTCGTGCGGGAGATGTAGCCAGAATAGAGGCCGTAAGAAACAGCTACGCAGATGAACTGGCTATCGCTCCTCGTATGAATGCTCTCAACAACAGACGTAATCAGTTGCTGCGCCGCCGCAATCAGATTAAAAAAGCGCCGAATATTCCTGAGGCTCAAAAAGAAAAGCTTTTAGAGCGAGTTAATGAGCAGATACAGGAAGTTGTGCTAAGGGCAAACCAGCTTACTCGTCAGCGTTAAAGAACGCGGCGAAGGTAAACCTATACTCAGGTGCTGCTTGGCTGGGTGGTCTAAGACTGTGCATCACTCCAGCTTTTAACCAAAGAACCCTTCCGGGCCTAAATGTTATTGCGTGTTCTGCTTCGTAGTCATGCTCAGAGTAAATGATTGTCTCCCCCGCCCACTCAGGATTCCACCTGTGGTTGCAGTAGTAGAGGAAGACCTCTTCGTTGTGATGGGTGTGGGGCAGGAATGTATTTGACGGTTCGGCAAGATTGATAACCTGCTTTACTGGTGTCCTGCCCCTAATCAGTTCATCTATTCTGGGGTTGTTGTGAAGACGAAACACCCCCATCTCCTCAACGTCCTCTAAGGAATAGTTACTGAATAGAATCCTGCGCTGACCCGTCACATCATCCCAATGTTGGTCTGCCCAGCCCAAGAGATACCGACTGTTCCGCACATAGCCGAACATATGCTCCCTATCCTGCGCGGAGTATGCGTTGTCTATTATCTCGAATCGCATATCAATCCCATCTATAGAATATATGGCTGTCTATCTTCACTATCCGTGTGTGAAGCTTGGACCATCGGGGTGATACATAGTCAGCGTGATAGTGTGTTGCGCCATCAAGTATCCCGTAATAATGACCATCCAAAACAGTCTTTGCATTTTCGTATGCTTGCTTAAATGCCTTCTCGTTTCTTGGGGTATCAGGCAGCCCATCGCAATACCAGCTAAACTGGCATCGGTCTCGAATCGGGTAGGTCTTACCACTCTTTGCTGTGTAGTGCCTTCCCTCGTATATTACATCGCAAGGTGTATCGGGAAACCTATCATCCCCAACACGGTTCATCACAACCTGCGCGACAGCTAACTGTCCCACAGTGCTTTCGTTTCTGGCCTCGTGATATATGTTTAAGGCCATGCACATAATTGTTTCTGCAATCATGAAGTCCTCCCAAAAGTTATATATAACTAATGAAGGAGACCACCGTTCTCGTGGTACTCCCTTTCATCTAAAGATTTGTGTACTACAGTAAAGCCATCATCGTCTGGGTTACACCAGCAGTGCCTAGATTTCCTATGCTCCATGATGTCACCCAGCGGTATGATGTGAACAGCTGGTAAGCTGTCTTCTTCAAGCGTTACTACAATCCACATACTATCCTTTGTAGTTTCGATACCATTCCTGTACATCTTCATACAGCCACCTCTTCATTTTAGGTAGCCTTCGGTCTGGCTCTGGGAAGTTTTCGTCTTGCTTTATTATCCTATAAACAGTGGGTCTGCTGCAAGCTAATAGAGCAGCAACATCCTTCACTGTTACAAACTTCTTTTCGGCTTGTTCTTCCATTACGCGCCTCTCTTGTGGTTCATAAACTGTTCTCTCAGTTCCTTAAACTTCTCTCTGGCTACTGAGTTGTTCGACATCTCTGCGCGGCTTTGTACACCAAGATGCTGCCTGAGATAGTTGGCAACCTGCTCCTCTCTCTTGGCGTCATCAGTGCCATCATACTCATCAATCTCACCAGACGCCCACAGGAAGTGAGCAAAATCTAAGTTGCGGCACAGCAGGCCAGCAGACTGTATAAGTTTTTGCGTTTCCATTTGTTGAGGATTAACTGCCACACTTTCGTCATCTTCCAAGCGAACCATAGCAACCATATACCTAGCACCAACCCAGTCTGTATGTAGACTGGCTGGCACTTCGTTGGGGTGTATAGCAAGGCGAAGGATAGTCCCAGCCTTGCTCTGTGACATTGATGTCTTTACAGCCTCAAAGTTTACTGCGTTCTGTCGTATCTCATCTGTCATAGTCCAGCTTGAGCCTCCTCAGACTGAGCCTCCACACCACGAACCGGAATTGCTACGTCAGTTCTGCGCGGACGCATTGTTACTTGGAGACCTTCTGGCGTGTAGACTAGCCGCACCGATTCTCGCGGCGTGTGAATCCACACTGAGCGCCAGCCTAAATCAAACTCGTTGCCCACAATATGGACCAACGGTTCTGATTCCTCACTAATAAGCGGTTTACCTTCTGTTAACATTGTTTACCTCATGAATATAAATATCACCAAGAGAGTATCCTTGACTCTCTCTAGTCTTGTTTCTTTTGGTGAGGCGTTCCTCTAGAACATCACCAGCTTCTTCTGGGCTTTCAGCCCTAACCTTAAACTCCTTCTTATATTCCACTGTCGCGAAAACCTTGTAGGTATTCTTCACAGGCTGCTTCGGCTTCCTGTATCTCACTTGCGGTCTTGGCTGTCTTTTCCACATGGTCTCTTACCCTCGTTGATAAATCTGCCCAATCAAATTCCTGAGCAATACGACCAGAAAAGTTTGCTGGTAGTTCGCACCGATACAGTTCAGACATAAATAAGTTCCTTAGAACTTCTGCTAAATCACTTTTCATTGTATTTCTTCCAGTTAACCTCAGCCCATTTCATGGGTTCGATTCCTTGCAAGTCCCACCACGTTCTCTCATCCCCGAAACCATGAAGTTCCATGTGATGGTGGTGGCACAGCGGAACACACCAGTTGTCTCCAACCTTCATTGCCATAGCCTTTGGTTCGGCAAAGGTAATGTGGTGTGCTTCGCTGCCCTGCCTACAGACCAAGCACGGCGCACCGCGCAGGGTCTTCATGTAGGCCTCACTCCTAATCCTCTTAGGCTTTAGCTTCAAAATGGTATCTCATCATTCATCTGCTGGCGTTGGGGTTGTTGCTGACCACCAGAGTTCATTGGCTTGAACACATTACCGACTAGCGAGACAAAGTTGTTCCCCGCTTTCGATGTCTTGCGCCACCCGACAAGACTGATGATTGGCTTCTCGACACCACGTTCCATCTGGCTGATAAGGTCATTGACGACTTCGTCTGACAACTCCAACTTGCCACTAAAGTCTGGTGACTTTTCGGACTTCTTTTCCTTTGTCGGAAAGAGCGCACCGCTTGGGCCATAATTGCTCATATCTATTCTCCTATGCTTTCTTTATGGCTAGTGAAGGCCTCTAACACCGTGTTGTATGCCTTCTCGTTTTTCTCTTTCAAGAAAGAGATTGCTTCCCCATTGTCAGACCAGAATGTGCGGAGCGTTTCAACGTCCGAACACTCAGGAATGAATGTAAGAAAAGCTGTCATTACTGTATCGACTTGGTTGTCTCCGCTGCACTCTACGTCAGCCTCCTTTCCAAACCCATGAACAGTAACTGGTTTAGCTGGCGCGCCCTCTGGTAGGTCTTCGCCAGCGTAAATGTAAAACCCAAGACCAAAGTAGGCGATGGCCTTAACAAGACAGCGTTGCAAAGCTTTGTTTACTTGCTGACTGTTCGGGTTCTGAATTGATTGGTTGCGGTTGTCCATGACGTACAGGAGTTCAGTCATCTCCCTCTCGCCAATCCGCACCGTCACTTTGACAAAGGCATTGCCCTTGTCATCGGTGAAGCATGGATACCCCTCTTCGTTGCAGTGCTTATGAAACTCTGCGTCAGGGTAGTGCTGCTTCAAGGTTGACCACGCCCATGTCCAACTCAGGTAGCTAAAGCCACCCTTGTTCTCAACGTGTTCGCTACAGTCAATGACTGAAAGTGTTTTCCATATGTCGCTCATATTGTCCTCTCAAAAGTTATATGGAACTATTTTGATGGTGTAGTGCATACTACTGTGTATGACTTCTCATCAACTATCACCTCACCATCTTTGTGGTGTCGGCGTAGGGCTTGAAGGAAAATGTTTACATCGTTCTGGTCAAACAAAGTGACCGAGTCATGCTCCTTCATATCTTTCGCAAAGTTTGCGTAAACCATTGGCTTCTCATCTTCTATTCTGGTCATCGGTTCTTCCCCCACATCTGAAACCACAACCAGTCTGAAAATTTAGACACCTTGTGGGAAAACCAAATCATAAATGGACTGTGCCAAAACCAATGATTATATCTCTGTTTCATTAGTCATCTCCTTGTATTGAGAGCAGAAGTCAGAGACGCCGCAGTAGTTACCCGCGCAGCGAGTAGGCTCACCCTGACGATACTCAATGAATGTTTCCTTGTCTGTCTGCTGGTCGTACTGGGTCGCATCTGATTCGTTATCGAAGACACGCAGCGCTCTCTTTCTGCCTTTCGGTATTACCGCCCAGCTATCGTTCCTGCGCCACATATCATCCTTGCTACAAACGGGGAACTTCCCTTGCAGGTCGTAACCCATTTGTGCTTCTTGGTGTAACGCAACCCGCCCCTCAAGATACTCCCTACGCTTTTGTGCGTCCCAAATAGGAATATCAACAGTGACTACGGGCAGGTTGGGGTAGTCTGGTTTGAACTGTGCGTCCTTGCGATTCCAGTCGCGCAGGATTGCACAGATTTGCAGGCTCTTAACTTTCAGACCCTTCTCTTTTTCAATGAGTGTGGCGTATGCGTTAAGCTGATGCTCCCAAGATTCCTTGCCAAATATAACAGACCAAGCGGAGGTAACTTTGTAATCGACAACAGAGACCGCGCCCCTGTCTACCTTTTGATAATCAACCGCGCCGCTTACTGTCCATCCGTTTATCTCGCTGAACAATCGCTCCTCCACAATCACACCATCTGTATCAGCATGGCTCTCAAGAACTTGGTGGACAGCAGTGCCGAACAATGCCCATATAGAATCACTAACGTCAGACACAAGGTCACCACTATGATGCTGCTGCATGATGCGTATACGAGGGCTGTCAATCAGTTGAGTAACACTGATGTCTGCCTCGCCACGAGTGTATGGGTCGGCCTTCGCAAAAGACACGAAAGGTTCTGGGAGATTGTTTCGGTTTGTGTATTCCATGTGTTCCTCCTGTTCCTTAAAATAACACAAGGTGAACAGGTGTCAAGAGTATAATATATGGAACAAAAGTCAACAACATTTACGATATACGGCGAGCCTGCCTCGAAAGCAAATAGCAGAAAAATTGTTTACATGAAGGGCAAACCCGTATCTATTAAAAGTGACAAAGCGAGGGGCTATGTTAAAGTTTTTGAGCAGCAATGTCCTTGTCTGGACGTTGTGTTTGAAGAAGATGTAAAAGTAGAGATGCTCATATATTATGCTTCGCGCCGCCCTGACCTAGACGAAAGCCTGATACTCGACTGTATGCAGGGTAGGATTTACAAGAATGACAGACAGGTCAAAGAAAAGCATATATACTGGGGGCTGGATAAGCAGTCACCCAGAACTGTCATCAGAGTTTCGCCTATGGAGGTCGGTAGTATCCCAAGCTATCTCTGATGTATACCTTGATAATCCAAAGCATAAACTTGAAGTCATGGAGTGGTTGGACACCGATGACTTTGAAACAGTTTGCGACCTTGCCGATTTGAACCCAGACTTTGTGAAGAAAGCTATAAGAAACATAGCCGAATCCAAGCCAGCAATCGCCAGATTCACAGGCCGAAAGATAAAAGATGTCATCGACAAGTATTAGTCGTTGACACCCAGTGCGACCCGTCTTAGGCTCACCATTGCGTTGATTTACTAATGAGGGGGTCTCATGAAAGTTGATAACATAATCAGGCAGGCGGTCAGGGATGGTCAGCCACACACGCGGCGCATAAACTGTCCCTTCTGTGACCATACAAGAAAAAAAAGAGGGGAGCGTACCATGAGCGTGACTCCCAAAGACGATGTTATATTGTATAATTGTTGGCACTGCGAGGAATCTGGGGGCGTTCAGCTTTCCGCTAAATCCTCAAAGTTTAACACACCAAACAGGGAGTTTGCTGTGCCGCAAACAAACATAAAAAGTTCTAGGGAACTTTCTCCAGCGGTTATTAAGTTTCTCAATCAGAGAGGCATATCAAAAGACACAGCGGAAAAGGCTGGTGTCGGTACGAAACAAAACTACATACGCTCTGTCGGCGCTGAGGTTGAGTGCATCACGTTCCCCTACAAGTATGAGGGCAAGGTGTATGCACAAAAAATACGCAGCCTGTCCGAGAAGGGGTTTGCCTGCGAGGGTAATCCCCAGTCCCTTTTCAACCTGCACAATGTGGATTTGGGCGACAGCCTAATTATTTGTGAGGGGGAGATGGACACACTTGCTTTTATGGAGGCTGGCTTTGAGAGTGTCGTGTCTGTTCCAAACGGCGCGGTAATGAAGGTCAGTGAAGGGAAGGTAGAGCCAGAGGAAGACGGAAAGTTTCGCTTCCTCTGGTCTGCCAAAAAAGAAATAGAAAAAGCAGAGCGAATTATCATAGCAACGGACGCAGACTCTGCGGGTCAAGCAATGGCTGAGGAGATTGCGCGGCGCGTTGGGAAGGATAAGTGTTGGCGAGTAGAGTACCCAGAGGGGTGCAAGGACGCCAATGACACGCTGCTGAAGGGGGGCAAGGAAGCCCTTGATTCTGTTGTATCAGATTGCAAGCCGTGGCCTGTCAGTGGCCTGTATGATGCCGAACATTTCTATGACCAGCTTGATGAGATTTATGAAAAGGGTATGGGTCGTGGTGAATCGACAGGCTACCAGAATGTTGATGACCTATACACTGTGGTTGGTGGGCAGCTTACAGTGGTGACGGGCATACCTTCATCCGGTAAGTCTGAGTTCATTGACCAGATAATGATTAATTTATCGGAGCAAAGAGATTGGAAGTTTGCTATCTGCTCATTTGAGAATGAGCCGCGCCTACATATTGCAAAGCTAGCCGCCAAGCGGGTTCGCAAACCATTCTTTGACGGGCCGACCCAGAGGATGAACGACTGGGAATTAAGTCAGGCAAAGACATTTGTGCAAAAGCATTTCTGCTTTTTGTATCAGGCAGATGGTAGCCTCGCTACTCTCGACCATATAATTGATAGGCTGAAGGTGGCGGTGCTGCGCTATGGTGTGCGCGGCGCAATCATCGACCCGTACAACTACATATCTCGACCCAGCACTATCAGTGAGACCGACTGGGTTAGTGATATGCTTACGAAGCTTCGGGTGTTTGCACAGGCACACGATATTCACATTTGGTTTGTCGCCCATCCAACAAAGATGCAACGAGGGCAGGACGGGAAAGTACCAGTGCCGAAGGGTTACGATATATCTGGTTCTGCTGCTTGGTTTGCCAAAGCTGATTGCGGCATGTCAGTTCACCGCCCCGACCCCACATCAGTGATGTCAGAAATACATATATGGAAGTGCAGGTTTAGCTGGATTGGCAAGCAGGGTATGGCTACTCTTAATTTTGACAAGGCCACATCGCGATATACAATGAATGGGTACGACCCCATTCTCAATCCTAACAGACACTCAGGCGTGCCGTTCTAATGACAGAAACTATTACCTACCCAAGCAAGGAAGTTAACAGAAAGCACTCGCCACGCGCTGAGTCTAGCAGCGGTTCTATTAGATTTCGCAGGCGCGACAAGGCTGTGCTGGACAAGCTTTTGATTGATGAAGTTATTAACGTGAAACAGTACGAGGTGCTTCACGACCTGATAACAGATGTTGAGAAATGTGAGCAGGGGATGTATCGTACATCAAGTGTCAGTGAAAGAGTTGATGGAGGAACAATGTCATACGAACACAAACACATAGACAAGCGCCGCGCCGTTGAGCAAGCCCTTGAGAATGTCAGGGGTCTTGGTAAGGATAAGACGTTGATTTTACAGAAAATTATTAACGACACCGAACTAACGGGTGAAGACATACAAATAGTTAGAGATAACTTTTTTGATGTGGTGGATGTCATCTCGCGAACTCAGGTAAGCGAATGAACATCTACAAGAGACTAGCCAAGAGGGAGGAGACCCTTCGCAAAATAGCCTCTATGCCCAACGACAGTCATGGGTGGAGGGATTTACGCAAGCGCACAGCCCGTGAAGCCTGCGAAGAGATAGACAGTCATGGAGAACTCTTGGTTTATTTGCGTGACGCAGATGATGGCGGTGCTGAGTTGTGTATCAGCAGACCAGAGGGTTACGAGGTGTTCAAGCTTTCTGATGGTATGCTTATCAACATAGCACTCAAAGCAGTAAAGGTTATATCCAAAAGGATTATGAAAAATGAGATTAATATTCCAAAGTAAAGACGGGTATTCGCACGGCTCGTCAGGTAAGGTACACGGCAAGACCCTGCCTTTGTCTGAATGGGCTGGTCGCTGGGACGAGTTTTATTTCAGACAAAAATATCCAAGAACTCATTGGATAAGAAAATACTTTAGAAAGAAAAAGAAATAGCCACCATAATGGGCATGGTGGTTAGGGGGGCAAGAGAAATCCTGCCCCCCTTATTCTTATGCGATTGGCGGGAAGCCATCGCCTTCACGAATAGTCATGTCTGCTTTGGTGCAAGCGCGACCAAGCCGATGCTTCGTGAATGCTTTTAGTAATAAAGCGTTATGCGTTGATACGTCAATCCTCATGCGGTTAGACACACGAATACGCATGATACTCTCAAGCAGGTAACGTGCTGGTGCGCGAGGCCCAGAACCAGTACCAGACTGCAAGCATTTCATGAAGTCTTTTGCTTCCTCAGAATACCCAGCCTTGTGCCACAAGTAGTGCATTGCCGCAAGCGGTGCAGTGAGCAGAGATGTTGTTCTGTTCGTAGCTTTCGCTGTCTTTACGCAAAACTGGAGAAGGGTTTGGTCTACCTTGTTGAGGTAAAAATCCTTCACCTGTTCATTCGTCCAGTTTAGAGATTGCGTGGTTAGCTTTTCATTCTGGAACGCCAAGATAAATCGCGCAGCAGTGCCAGTATCTTTGGGATATTGCACACCCATAATGCTAAACACGTCAGTGTTGGAGCGTTGCGCCCCGCTATCCATGTGAGCAAAGGTGGATGGGTCAATGCCAAACACAGCGTGTGTCGTGAAGCTAGAGCCAGAGCGCACACAAGCGGCCAGTCTGTTCTGCCCGTCCTTGAGATGTCCGTCTGTGCCGAACTTCACGCTCTCACCTGTCAGCGTCCACTTATCATCCTTCATGTCGGTGGCATACTGTGCAATCTTCTTGCTTTTCTTTGGGCGATTACCCACGTTGAGATTTTCCAGTATGTAAGCTGCTAAGTCTGGTGAGAACTCGACCACCCTTGAGTTTTGTGGCGGGTTCTTTACTAGCGATTTTAAGTTGTCCACTTGCGTGTGGACATCTAAGTCAGCCGCGATGCGGCGTTGGTTTGAAATGATGTCGTTAGCCATCACTTACCTTTCTGCCTCTTGTCCGTTTGTAGAGGCCTGTCGCCTTGCTCAAGGGCATGGTTGTCCTCATTCTGGTTGAGCAATCCAGAAAATTACATATAACTTTTTAAGAAAAGCGGGGCAGCCCATCCTTCCAAAGACTGCCCCGCAAGAGGGTGGCACGGAGGTAAAGCCACCCTATCAGCCAGTGTCCCGTTGGGTGTAGTGCGTTACTCTACCTGTGGGAGTACACAGAAACACTGGTCTGTTATTAGGTGACGCTATCAGTCATCCCCAAGCTGGTCAAGGATTTCTTTGTCCTCCGTCATTACCTTCTGCACCACTTCTAGGATTTCCTCCTTCACGTTGTGGCGCACAGAAAGAACCACACCATCAGCGGTCATGATGCATATGCATGGCTCGTCATGTGAAGATAACTCTATATCATCACTCCACATATCACGGGTCATCCCCGTGACCTGCTTCGCGGTTATGCCAAGCTTCTTACACTCAGCTTCATATGCCTGCCTAGCTTGCTCTATGTTCATCGTCCATCCCCTTCAGTTCTGACATAAACAATCTGGCAGTTGCGTATGCCGCAGCAAAGCACATCAAAGCCACAAACCAGTCGGCACGGATGCCATCCATGCCAGCGAATAGAAGACCGACAAACACAAGCAAGCCAGTCATCAGTGCGTAAAATAAAGCCATAAACATATTAGTCCCTCAATCCTCATCAGACCTCGTTTGTATCATACCAATACGGCTGCACTGGTTTGATTACAGTGTCATCAAACACCTCACCCATGTCAGCTTCTTCTTCCCGAATGGTATCAACAATTTCATTGGCAGCTTCGGCATCAACCGCTTCCACCACATACTCACGCGCCTCTGCGTGAATAAAAGTTACACGAAACTTTTTCGTTTCGACAACATTGATTTTATCTTGCGTCATTTTACAATCTCCAAATAACTTTCACCCTGATTTTCTCTGAGCAGCTTATACACTCGCTCGACATTTTGATAAACCTCTTTGGCTATCTCAGGGTCTTGAACAAACTCAGTGACAACATTCAGGTTGTCACCAAACCAATCGCTACACCCATTAAGCGCATACAGTATCTCTGGTAGGACAGAGATAATAAACTCGTATTGCTTATTGGGTTCGCAGACAACGTCACCCGTAGACTTGCTACGGATGACGAGGCCATCTGCATCCCAAGTGTCGTAAGACACCTTGCGCCAGTGACCATTTTTATGTGGCATATAATCCTCCTATAGTTCATCAAGTAGTTGTGAAAGAACCTCGCCCTTTGTGCGGCGGCGCAGCAACGCCTCTGCATCGGAAAGGTTCACGCCGATACCATGCACTGGTGTGTCAGACCCGTCAAGGCTTGTGACCCATCGCTCATGCTCCTCAGCCCTACCATTTCTCGATACAATTACACGGCATTTGTAGACAGATATACCATCCTCAGACAGTCGTTTGACTTCACGCTTCTTGGCTTGAAGTACAAACACCTGACGCAGCTTCGGGTCTTTGATGACACTCAGCCCACGATTGTAGACCTGAGACAGCCAAGCTGGAGAAACATGAACAATGTTCTCAGCATAGTGCTGCTTCTCTGGTCTAGGCTCTATGCCTACTGGCTCTTTACCACAATAGACTTTCCAGTATGAGCGTTGGAACGTGTCGCATATTGTGCGATAGGCAACAATCTGACTGTCATCTTTGTGGCGAGACATGGGTTGGTAGTCGTCACACTTTTGGAGACCCTTGCGGTAATCCCTGATTGCCTCGACTAGCTTTGAGCCGTAATGGTCGAAGGCACTGCGGAGAGCATACCCAGCTTCGCCGCCAAGTTTTTCCACAATGTCTTCGGCTGTAGAGAAGTCATCATTCCTCGAATATGAAGCCCTGCTAAACTGCCCCAACGCTTTGCTCGGAAGACCATACTTGGCACAGTGGTCTTTGAGTTCCTGCTTGGCAAACTGATGCATCTTATGTGCATACTCCGCTAGACGGGCGCGGGAAGCACTATTGCGAAGGAAGCCGATATCGCTATCGTCTGGGTTTGCCTCCGCGTGTTTGTGCAGATGAATTAAGTTCAGCAGCGTTGCGGGGTTATCCCGCACCGCCTTCTTGTCATTATCGTGTATCATATCAAACCTCCATTTGTAGATAAGTTGTTTCACCGAATGGTGCTTCTGGGGTGCGGTCATTCGTGCCGACCCACAGGACAGGATAGTCGGGTGCATCATTCGGATAGTCATTGACCTCAAGGTCAGACAGGTAGACAAGATTGTCCACCGCCAGTTGGTGTTCGGCAATGTAGTTGAACACTGGCCTGACCCGTGTGCCGCCTCGACCTTTGGCAGAAAAGTTATCGATAACTTCTCCCTGCTCATAGGTCTTGGTGTATTGCACCTCAGTGTCACAGGCAATCACAGTGATGCTGCGCGGTGACAGTTCATCACTGATGGCGTTCATCTCACCAAGAAAGTGAGCCAGTTCATTAGCCGATACTGACGCACTGGTATCAATGGCAATCACCACATCGCCAGTGCCAATCTTGTCAACCGAAGGCATCACCATTTGATACTGGTGGTATGCCTTGCGGTGTGGGCGCGACCATGAGTAGTCATCTGGCTGGTCACCACCAACAAAGCGGCGCAGCACATCACGCCAGTCAACCTGTGACCGCTTCATGCGGTCAACCAGTTGCTCGATTTGCGCTGGCAGCTTGCCGACAGCTTTGGCAGATGCGGCGGCGATAAACACCTTTTGCTCCACATCAGCCTCAGCCATCTTTTTCTCAGCGTCAGACAGTTCCGACCCGTCAGGATTGGTCATGTCCAACACCATGCCCCAGCCAGCAGCATTGTCACTGGCGTCAGTTGGAAGGCGGTCATAGATAGCCTCAGCCGACAGGTCAGCATACTGCTTGTCATGAAGGCCGCCCTCAGGGAGAACAAAGGCAGGCGTATAGTCGCCGTTCTTATCTTTCTCCTGAGCAGACAGAATGATGTCATTGATGGCATAGTCACAGGCCACATTCCATCTGTCCTTGTCGCGCTCACCGCGCCGCAGCATGTGCTTGAAAACGACATGCAGCACCTCGTGAGCAATCACACCACGGATTTCTTCCTCAGTGTGTTCGTCAATGAAACCAGCGGAGTAGAATATACTACGCCCGTCAGTTGCCATTGTTTCTATCTCTTGGCTCTCAACGAAAGCGAGAGATAGGGCGCACGAACCAAAGAACGGCTGGCGTATGAGCAAGCGCGTCTTGGCTCGTGCAATCTTATCGGATGCGTTCATGCAACCTCCTACAGGACTAGTGATTTACCCTTAGTCAAAATCCATTGCTTGACCGCCTCAGCGCGTTTCAACTCAGGGTCGCGGTTCAGCGCATCCTTGATGGTGAAGGCCGCAAATTCCTGATGCGGTAAGCGGTTGAGATATTTGACCACATTGGCAATGTTCGACTTGTTGGCCTTGTGAGCCAGCGCAGCGCAGATGGCATAGCCGATGGACGGGTCTTCTGAGACCTCAGCCGTGTCGGGGTTTGCAATCAGCTTGTCGATATCTGGGCAGGTCTCATAGACACGCAGGAAGCCGACAAAATCAGCCGCCGCACCCTGTCCAACCTGACCAGCCAGTGCCTCATTCTGACAGGTGCTGTCCAGCTTCCATTGCAGGACGCTAGACACACGCTCCCATGAGCGAGGTGAGGGACACGCATTTGCATCGCGGTCAAACTTGTGCAGGAACTCAGGGCGAAAGCGCAGGAAGGCGCAGACGCGAGGGTCTATCTGCTTGCTGTTGAAATAACCGACAGTGTCCTCAAGGTCAGCCTCGACCTCTAGGAACATCAGGCGGTCACGCAGGTGTGTGGGCATCTGGTTCGTGCCAGCCTTGTCGCTGGTGCGGTTACCAGCCGCCACAATCACCCAGCCATCTGGCAGGTGGTGTTGGCCTACACGCCGTTCATTGACGATTTGTGCCGCGATATTCTGATTGGCAACAGGGGCTTGGGGCAATTCGTCTAGGAACAAAATACCTTCGCCATCTGCTGGCATCCAGTCAGGACGGGCGCGATACATGGTCTCGCCATCTTTGTTGGGTAACACCCAGCCAGCCAATTCGCCAGCGTCATACTGAGCCAGCGACACGATGCGGCAGTCAACGCCACGCGCATCTGCAACATCTTGGATGATGGTTGTCTTGCCCAAGCCTGCGCCGCCCACAAGGTACGGCACGACATACTGGGCATCCCGCCCGTCAGTGATTGACAGGTTGCTGTCGATTGAAGCCTCGACAATGGCTTTTGCTTGTGAAAGTTTCATGTAACTTTACCTCCGTTCATGAATTGCTGTTTCGACCTAGTCGGTCTCATCAGTGCAGGTCACTACCTACAGACAGCAGGCAGGGCGACCTAAGCCGCCCCGCCCGTTCTCACTAAGAGACCGCTACCGCGCTCTCCAGTTGAGCCTCAATCTTCTGCACATCTTCAGCGAGTTTTTCGGTTGCCTCGACAACAGCGTCCAGTGCAGACATGTCGGTGCGGGGCAAACCCAAGCGCTTGATTACACCAGCAGGGAAGTGCCGTGCTGGGTGCAGTGCAACCCGATGGGCTTTCGTGATGACGCTAGCGAGTGCCGTTGAAAGCACGTTGTAGCTTATCTCGAAGCCGCCCAAGCTATCGGCGTAGATAACGCCGAAGTCATCTTCGGGGTCTAGCCAGTCGCCAGCCACAAAGTGAGCAACCTCATAGTGCCGAATTTGCACATCAAAGTTTGCATCTTTGTTCTCGATGACAGCGAGATAGAATTTGTTGGCGAGTGGGATTGTGATTTGAGCCATGTGAACCTCCGAATGTTTCATGGAACTTTTTGCTGTTTCGGCATATTAGCCTCATCAGTGCGGGTCACTACCCGCAGACAGCAAGCGGGGCAGCCAGAGGGATAGCCGCCCCGCCCGTTGTTACTCAGCCGCGAAAGCCTCGACAACGTCTTCGACAGTGTCGGCTTCCTCAGCAGCAGCCTGAGCCGCAGCGCGAATGTCATGCTTGCGATGCACCGCATCGGTCAGCTTGGCAACGAAAGCAGCCAGTGCTTCCAACTCATCATTGCGGTCATCAAAGCCGTTGAGCAGCGCAGCAGCCTCGCTGATATTGCCAGTCTTGGTCTCGCGACCAACAACCTTTTCGACAAGCAAATCTTCCTGAGATTTCTCATCATCACCGCAAACCAGCTTGCGAAGCTTGGCCTCGCTGGTCACCTCAGCCTGCTCGAATGCTTCAAGCACAGCGTCAGCAGTCACGTTAGTGCCTTCGCCAGTTGAGAAGCCGAAGTAGCGCACAGCCGCTTGACTGTTCTCGACATACTTTTTGATGGTTGCAGGCTTGAGGCCGCAATCAATCTCAAGCAAATCGCGAATGTCTTTGGCGATGGACACGGGCAGCTTGCCCTTAGCTGTCCATTCGTTCTTGCACATTTCAGCAATCAGGTCTGCATAACACGCAACCTTCAGCACGTTGGCTTGGTCAGTGTTGGCTGCATTGTCAGCACGAAGCGTTGCAATGCCACCCTCACGATTTGCGATGTTGTCCAGAATGTCCTGCTCGAATGAAAGAGTGAATTTAGTCATGGTGTAACCTCCGATTGGTAAACTCTGTTTCGGCCTTTAGGCCTCATCAGGGGCAGCACACACTGCCCGACAGAGCCTTGCCGCCGTTGGACTGTAATCAAACGTGTACCTCAGGACGGGTGGAAGATTAGGTTGGCTAGCATCACCTGAGGGTCTCTCACCCCAGCAGCTAGCGAGAGCCTGTCTCGCCTTGTTGTTGCGCTTCGTTTTTGGGCAGCGTCCCCATCGGATGACCATTATGTACCGCACCTAGATTTTACAGTCAACACTTTTTTTACACCTGTTACAATGCAGGGTGAGTAAGGGTTTGCGGCGATAGTAAATTGTTCCATGTAACTTTTTTTGATACACTGGTGACAGAATTGACGGGGTAAAATCCCGCACCAAGCGAAGCGCATGGAAGGCGATACAATGGCTAAGGGTAATAAACCAAATCACCTGTCACTGGTGGCAGATAACCTAACAGGGAAGCAAGAAGCCTTTGCTCAGAAAGTAGCAGCAGGGGCAGTGCTGTCAGATGCCTACAGGGAAGCCTATGAGGCAGAGAATATGAAGGATAGCAGCATATGGACTGAGGCCTGCAAGCTAGCGCAGCACCCAAAGGTCTCCCATAGGATTAAAGCTATTCAGGCTGATATTGAGGCAGACCGCCGCACGAGAGAGGCTAGGCGAGAGGAATACGTTTTGAAAATGCTTCAGGCGGAGGCAGAAGGGGCTGAGACAGACGGGGCAAGGGTTCGTGCGCTGGAATTACTGGGCAAGACCATTGGCATGTTCACCGACAGGGTTGAGACCGATGACCAAACAGAGCGCAGCGCGGCAGACATTGAGGCTGAGATTCGCAGGACGCTAGCGAGGCTGGGGGATTGACGATTCGGCGGCAGGCTGACCCCCACCGCCCCCCTACCCCCCGTATAATAGATAGAGTACGCGCACGCATACTACATGATGTTCCACTCACCCGATGAGATATTACCTCAAATAGTGGATTACACCTTCTTCCCAGTCTTCGATTGGGCATGAAAAGCCAAATATCCAGATATATCTACTTGATTCACCTGTTACAGTGCTAACACTATGGGGGTGCTTTGTTGCTGCGTAGCAGTGGAGTTCCCTTTCCTTTGGTAGGAACATCTTATCACCTACGGTTAGGATTCCACCAGCCTCAGAATTTTGCAAAACAATATTGAAACGGATTCCGTGCCGCCCCATAGGGTGTATCACTGGGTCTATATGCTTGTATGTGTCCCCTCCGGGGTGTGTCACGACACAAATCATGCCCGGGCCGCCTCCGACAGCCTCCATGACGGACTTTGGTGTGAAGGAAAAGCTGTCTTTTATGCGCTGGCTTATGTCATGCGCTAGTTTTGGGTACTCGACATCCCCCTTATAGCGGCGCGTTGTCTGTCGGAAACTGACATCAAATTGTTTCCCATCGACCCTTTCCATACCATTTACAAGGTATCCGCCGGGTTCTTGCTGCTCTTTCATCCACTGAAGCAGGGTACCCCTTTCTTCTTCTGATATGAAGTCTGGTATGCGTTCAATTCTCATGAAATCACCTAAAGGGGCCTAAGATTCCTAGACAAGGCATCTTCATATAATTTGAAGTCTTCATCATACCTATCAAGAACATCGTTCCACTTTGGGTGTGACTTGATTTCCATGTATCCTATAAGGTTGCTTGATTCATTAACCCACGGTGTTTTGGTCGTGGCACCGACCCACTCAGACATTTCATCAAAATGCTCCAAAGCAAACACATGCACCCCATTACCCTTCGCTCCCTCTAGATACCATGACTGAGACGTTAGACCAAAAGCAGACTTTAGCGTAACCTTTTTGTCCACCCTCCACCTATTCTCCCACTGGTCGCGGCCATAAAGAGAATCATCCGCCACAGACACAGGGACAAACGGGCTGACAGTATTTCGTTTCAGTATTTTATTTATCACCCTATCGACATAATCCATAGGCTCAATAACCTCTGGTACACCCTGAATGTTTTGATAAGCACACCTGATTGCACTCATTATGCGATATTCAGGGTTACGAACAGTGGCAAACATCTTGACTGGATTTGGATGATTCCTAGTAATCATCTCTGCGTCTAGATAGCAGGGATGAACAAAGAGACCTGCCTTACGATTCGCGCTTCCAAAATTCTGGCCCAATACACGCTTAACCGACTGGGTGCCTGCTCTTGGAATCGGGATAAAAAATATATCATATTCAGGAATCCAAACCATTAATTAGCTTCTTTATATACTGCCCAGTCCCTTTGATATCTGTCCATCATTGTATCAAATAATGGGTGGCCCCGCACCATATCCTTGCTAACTGGCTGTTCCTTAAACCCACTCCTTTCCACATAATCAACGTTCCGATTTTTGTGTGGTATATTTGCAACATGTAAACCGTGGTCCCGCAACCAATCAGCCAAATTAGCTAAATTGTCCATTTTGAAAAGAGTGACATCCACGGTAGAGCCTTCAAGCCAAAATGCCTGCCCCGTGTACACAAAGCTAGACATCCTACTGAACTTGGTCTCCTTCCATCTTTGCCTCCAGTCCTTATGCGTTACAGGCTCGTAGGTGTTCGGGAGAGTTGGTGTCACCCTAGATTCGTAAATCAGTGAGGATATTGGGTAAACCGATTTTATAGCAATAAGTTCCCTAAGACTTTTATCAACAAACTCCTCTGGCGTTGATATTCTATTATCGAAACTGTTGAAGTTTTTGCAATGAGATATCCAAGAGTATCTTATGGCGCTGACCATCCTATCGTCAGGCTTTCTAACTACCGAGAAAAACTTAGGGGCTTCACCAGTGTGATTTTCTAAAAATTTTTTTGCGTCTAAATAAGTTGGGTGTCCGCCCCGGTCCTGTCTATCCTCATACCCCTTAAAGATATCTCTAACAGTTTGTGTACCAGTCTTGGGTATTGGTATGAACCACAGCCCCCTGTCTCTAAGCCACATGACTCCTCCGCCCTTAGTTATATAACTATATTTTATTTAGATAATTATAAATAGTTAGACTAGTCTAACTAGTTATATATAACTATACTTGAGTGGATGCAAGATTTTTTTGCATCAGGGGGGTGGGTTTGAGCATTGTCCTCCCTCGGCTCCTCACCCCCCACCTTAACGAGGACGAAGGGGACGTTATGTCTGATGATGAAAACATTGTAAGGTTTCCGGGAGCAAAGCGCCCAGATTCCTCTGCGTCCGATAAGGAATTCGATGGTGTCATACCGCCGAAAGAGATGCTTTCCGCAATATCCTCAGAGGTAAATATGAGCGAGGCTGTTGTTATCGGGTGGACGGATGATGATGACCTATTCATTGCGACTTCACATCCAACGACCTCTGAGGTAATATGGCTTTTAGAACTGGCAAAAGCCATGTTTGTTAACAAGTCTATTTACGGGTGAAGACATGAACAGATGTTTCCGTTGCAGCGAGACCCCCTGCAATCCGGATACCTGCAAGTGCGAATGCCACAGAGAGGACAATGATGGAAAACAATCTAGCTGAGTATCTCGTAACGCTGCAAATCGGCTTTATGGGTTTTATGATTGGTTGGGCTACGCCACGAGGGAAGTACCTGAAGGCGGTGCAGCTTCGCGCACTCCGTTGGCTGATTCACTTCTTTAAGTAATGGACCTATCAGCAATCCAAGATAAACTTGCTTCCATGCCCCAGCATGAGAAGGAGCGTATGCTTGAGTTGTTGGGGGAACTAGAAGAAGCAAAGGGCAAGGAGAAAGCCCGCACCGGATTCCTAGACTTTGTCCGTATGATGTGGCCCAGCTTTATCGCAGGCGAGCATCATCAGGTTATGGCGAATGCGTTTGAGCGTGTGGCTAGAGGGGAACTAAAGCGCCTAATCATCAACATGCCCCCGCGACACACGAAGTCAGAGTTCGCATCATACCTGTTTCCTGCTTGGTATCTGGGCCAGTATCCTGAAAAGAAGATAATTCAAACAGCGCACACGGCAGAACTTGCTGTCGGGTTTGGCCGTAAAGTTCGTAACCTTATTGGTCAGGAAGATTTCCAAACAGTCTTCCCGGGCATATCGCTGTCGTCAGACTCAAAGGCTGCTGGCCGCTGGAATACAAACAAGCGAGGTGACTATTTCGCTATTGGTGTTGGCGGTGCCGTAACCGGTAAGGGTGCTGATGTTCTTGTGATTGATGACCCGCACTCAGAACAAGAAGCGCAGATGGGTGCGTATAATCCCGAGGTGTATGACAGGGTTTATGAATGGTACACCTCTGGTCCACGGCAGCGCTTACAGCCCGGGGGCGCGATTATTATCGTGATGACCAGATGGTCCACACGAGACCTGACCGGACAGATAATCAAAAACTCAACACAGCGAGAGGGTTCAGGTGAGTGGGAGGTGATTGAACTCCCCGCCATCCTTCCTTCAGGTAACGCCCTTTGGCCTGAGTTCTGGGAGCTTGAAGAGCTTGAGGCTTTGAAGGCGGAACTACCCGTATCAAAGTGGTCGGCCCAGTACCAACAAGACCCAACCTCTGAGGAGGGCGCGCTCATCAAGCGTGAGTGGTGGAGAGAGTGGGAGCATGAAGCACCGCCCCAGTGCGAGGCTATCATCCAATCATGGGATACAGCGTTCTTAAAAACGCAACGCTCTGACTATTCAGCCTGCACAACATGGGGGATATTCCATCACCCAGATGATGAGGGTGTTACCCGCCCCAACCTAATTCTTCTTGACGCCTACAAGGAGAAGCTGGAGTTCCCCGACCTGAAAAGGGCGGCGTATGACAAGTACTGGGAATGGGAACCAGACCAAATGGTGGTCGAGAAGAAGGCGTCAGGTGCGCCGTTGATTTTCGAACTTAGGGCTATGGGTATTCCCGTTACGGAGTTTACACCGTCACGCGGACAGGATAAGATAGCACGTGTAAATGCGGTTACTGATTTGTTCGCCAGTGGGGTCGTTTGGACACCGAACAAAAGATGGGCTGACGAGCTTATCGAAGAGTGCGCCGCATTTCCGTCCGGAGACCATGATGACTTGGTGGACTCCACAACGCAGGCGCTCTTGCGGTTTAGGCAGGGGGGTTGGATTAGAACCGAGATGGATGACTGGGATGACGAGCCTAGTTACCGCAGACCAGTAGAGTATTATTGATGGCAGTAGAAAAAAACATGGAGCCTTCAGAGGTCGAGATGCAGGAGGGCGGTGCAGTCGAGGTTGAAGTTCTAAACCCTGATGCTGTTGCAATCTCCCAAGACGATGAGGGGATGATTATTGATTTTTCTGGCGAGGTGACGCAGGGCATAATGGGTCCCGACCACAACGCCAACCTTGCTGAGTTCATGGATGAGTCTGACCTAGACTCTCTAGCCTCAGACCTTGTAGATGACTTTGAAGCCGACAGGCAGTCTCGCTCGGATTGGGCGCGTTCCTATGTGAAGGGATTAGACCTTCTGGGTATGAAGATTGAGGAGCGCCAACAACCGTGGGCTGGCGCATCTGGTGTGTTCCACCCCGTTCTTACTGAGTCAGTCATCCGCTTCCAAGCGCAGGCTATGGGGGAGATATTCCCGCCGTCTGGTCCGGTGCGGACAAAAATCGTTGGCAAGATGACGCCTGAGAAGTTCGAGCAGTCGCAGCGCGTTGAGGACGAGATGAACTATCTCCTGACTGAGGAGATGACTGAGTACCGCGATGAGACAGAGCAGCTTTTGTTCAAGCTTCCGCTGGCTGGCTCCGCTTTCAAAAAGATTTACTACGACCCGATTATGGAGCGCCCATGCTCTATGTTTGTACCGGCTGAAGACTTTGTCGTGTCATATGGCGCGGCAGACCTCCTGACATGCCCGCGTTACACACACATCATGAAAAAGACGGAGAACGAACTGTACGAGTTGCAAGTTAATGGGTTCTACCGTGACATTGACCTGCCAGCACCCGAGCCTGACTACTCTGACATTCAAGAGAAGTACGACGAGCTAGAGGGAGAGCAGGCAGTTATTGAGGATGATGACCGCCACACAATCCTAGAGATGCATGTTGATTTGGTTCTACCTGAACCATTCGATGACCCTGACGGTCTGGCCTGTCCGTATATCATCACTGTCGAAAAGTCATCGAGAACTATTCTGGCTATTCGTAAGAACTGGTATGAGGACGACCAGAAGAAGATGAAGCGTTTGCACTTCTCCCACTACCGATACCTCCCCGGTTTGGGTTTCTATGGCACTGGTCTTATCCACATTATTGGCGGTCTGGCGAAGAGTGCAACATCCATCCTGCGTCAGCTTATTGACGCTGGCACCCTGTCCAACCTACCCGCTGGCCTCAAAGCACGAGGCCTACGCATCAAGGGCGATGACACACCGCTAATGCCCGGTGAGTTCCGCGATGTAGATGTCCCGGGTGGTGCCATCCGAGATTCAATCACGTTTATTCCGTACAAAGAACCATCGAGTGTTCTTTACAATCTGCTTGGCAACATCGTGGATGAGGCCCGCCGTATTGGTTCCGTTGCCGATATTGATGTTGGTGACATGAACGCGCAGGCTCCAGTCGGCACGACACTCGCCTTAATGGAACGCAGCATGAAGGTTATGTCTGGTGTACAGGCAAGACTTCACGCATCTCTCAAAAACGAGCTTCGTCTATTGGCGAAGGTTATCCGTGACTATATGCCGGATGAATATACTTACGAGATGGACGGGGACTTCTCTCGCATTCAGGACTTTGATGGCCGTGTAGATGTGATTCCAGTCTCTGACCCGAATGCCGCTACAATGTCTCAAAGGGTTATGCAGTATCAGGCGGCGCTGCAAATGGCTCAACAGGCACCGCAACTGTATGACATGGGTAAACTTCACAGACAGATGCTAGAGGTGCTTGGTGTTAAAGACGCAGACGATATCGTTAAACTTCCAGATGATATTAAACCTTCCGACCCCGTTTCGGAAAACATGTCTATCCTTAAACAGGAGCCTATTAAAGCTTTTGAACATCAAGACCACGAAGCGCACATCCAAGTCCACATGGCAGCGGCGCAAGACCCCAAGATACAGCAGCTTGTGGGGCAGTCTCCTTTTGCTGGAGCAATCCAATCTTCATTGGCTGCACACATCACAGAGCATTTGGCTTTGCAGTATCGTAAGGAAATCGAGAAGAACCTCGGGGTCACATTACCACCAGCAGGCGAACCGCTTCCGGAAGACATTGAGAACGAGATTGCACGGATGTCGGCGGCAGCAGCAGAGAAACTGCTCTCTCAGAGCCAAGCTGAGGTCACGGCAGAAGAGAATGAACGTAAGCAACAAGACCCACTTACTATTATCCAACAGAGAGAACTCGCTCTGAAGGAACGCGAACAAGCTCACAAGGAGCGCATGGATAATCTGAAGATTCAACTTGATGCTGCTAAAGCAGAGGAGAATGTTGAGGTCCAGAGAGAGCGCATTGAGAGCGAAGAGAAACGCGAGGGCGCTCGCCTCGGCGTTAAGATGGCAACGGAGAAGGATAAAAACCGCCGTGCCGATATGAAAGACGGTGCCAAGATTGGCATGGAACTAGCGAGGGAGATGACAAAGGATGAGTGAATCAATATTCGCACCAATCAAGAGACGAATTAGAGAATTTATGAACGAGGCAGCAGACCATCTGGCATCAGGTGGGGCGCAGAGCTTCGATGAGTATCAGCGCATGGTTGGTCGTGTTGATGCCCTTGCGATTCTCGAGCGTGAGATTATCGATATTGAGGAACGCATGATTGATGAATGAGACACTGGATTGAGAGTAGGGCTTTCTACTTACTGAGTGTGTCTTGGTTGGTGGTGCTTGCTTTAATTCTCAGTCCATTCTTCATCATGTTCACATTGTTTTCTGTATTTGGAAGTAAAGAGTTTTACATTGGCATTCTAGCTGCCAGCGTACTTTACACAGTTTACCTATTTTAATTTTTTTCTTTTGGGGGGATTCCGAACATGTCAAGAACAGGTTATATTTATTTTGAGGACACTTACGGGGGTTGCCCCGCAAGGTCTCTGTGAACCTTAATCACTGCAAGGAAATTCAGAATGTATTCTGCACAAGATATCAGCGAGGAAGTCGCTGAAAAACTACCAAAGCCGCAAGGCTATAAGCTGCTAATCGCAGTCCCAGAGGTTAACGAAAAGACAGAAGGTGGAGTGTTTCTCCCTGACAGTCGAGTTGGTGATGAGAAAGTCGCCTCGATTGTAGGTCTTGTCGTTAAGTGCGGTCCCGATGCTTATCAAGATATGGATAAGTTTGGTTCGGGTCCGTATTGCAAAGAAGGAGACTTTGTAATCTTTAGGTCTTATTCCGGAACACGGTTTAAGATTAAAGGTTCTGAGTTTCGTTTGATTAATGATGACACCGTTGAGGCTGTTGTCGATGACCCGAGAGGATATGAGCGAGCATGAATGAAGCAGCAGAAGCCATCGAAAATGATGAAGTCGAAGCTCCAGTCGAGGAAACGTCTGCGGAATCCGTGGACACTGACTCAGGTTTTGACATTGAGATTCTTGATGATACGCCTGAAGAGGATAGAGATAAGCCCCGCCGTGCCGAAGGCTCGGAGCCGGAGGTTCCTAAGGACAGCGAGATTGAGAACTATGGCGAGAACGTACAAAAACGTATCAAGCAACTTAAATACGAATACCACGAAGAGCGCCGTGCAAAAGAAGAAGCGGCCCGTTTGCGCGAAGAGGCAGTCACCTTTGCTCAAAAGACTTACGAAGAAAACAAAAAGCTTCGTAAAGCCCTTGAGGAAGGTGAAGGTGTCCTTGTCGAGCAAGCCAAAGGTCGCGTTGAGTCGGAGCTTGAGCTAGCGAAGAAGTCTTATAAAGAGGCTTATGAGCTAGGCGACCCCGATAAACTTCTGGATGCACAGGAGCGCCTTAGCAAGGCCCAGTACGATAGGAATCAGGTTGAGTCATACAAGCCGTCCTATCCGGAACCTGAGCCGGAACAGCAGCCTGCACCCCAGCCTGCGCCGCAGCCTGTACGAAGGGCTGACCCAAAAGCAGAAGAGTGGGCAAAGGATAATGACTGGTTTAACCGTGATACGGAAATGACCGGATATGCTTTTGGTGTCCACGAAAAACTGGTGAGAGAGGAAGGTCTGGACCCCTCTCGTGATGCTGAAGAATATTACCGCCGCATTGATGAGTCGATGCGCTCGCGGTTCCCAGACAAGTTTGGTGTTGAAGAAATTGAGGAAGCACCTCAACGCCAAGCTGGTTCCGTGGTTGCCCCCGCTAGTCGGAGTGCAAAAAAACCACGCAAGGTGCAACTGACCTCAACCCAAGTCGCTCTCGCCAAGCGAATTGGTGTTACTCCTGAGCAATATGCGGCGCAACTCTTGAAGGAGTCCAAAAATGTCTAATCGAACCCCACGCACTAATGAAACTAGGGAAAAGAAAGCTCGTAAGGTAACTTGGCAGCGTCCGTCTGCACTACCTGACCCAGAACAGCAAGATGGTGTATCGTACCGTTGGGTGCGTACAGCCACACTGGGGGAGGCAGATAACAAGAACGTTTCGAGTCGATTCCGTGAGGGTTGGACCCCGGTTAAGGCAGAGGACCATCCTGAGATGCACGTTATGCCCGATGTGGATTCCCGCTTCGAGGGTAACGTTGAGGTTGGAGGCTTGCTCCTTTGCAGGAACTCAACTGAAAACGTTGAAGCACGTGTAGAGCATCAGCAGATGCAGACAGACCAAGCAATGGAAGCTGTCGATAATAACTACATGCGCGAAAACGATTCGCGGATGCCTATGCTCCGTCCGGAACGTAGCAGCCGCACAACTGACTTTGGTAAGTAGTCTAATAGTGGACGCTTACCGTTAACCTTGTAGAAAGAAGGAAAACCAAAATGAGTACTACTGCTGCTCCCTTCGGTCTGCGTCCTATTGGTCGTCTTGACAGTGGGTCACTGGAAGTAAACCGCCAGTACCCGATTGCCTCTGGCTACGCTACCAACATCGCTATGGGTGATGTTGTTCAGCTTGTAGACGGCGGCACTGCCACCACGATTGAAAAGCAGTCCGGAACTGGCGATGATACGACAGCAATCGACATCGTTGGTATCTTTATGGGTTGTTCTTATACAGACCCGAACACAAACCAAAAAGTGTTTAGCCAACTGTGGCCTGCAAGCACCGTTGCTTCAGACGCAATGGCTTACGTAGTTGATGACCCGAATGTTCTGTTCGCCATCCAAGCTGATGCCGCACCGACCAACACTGGTGACATCTACGGCAAAAACACTCTGCTGGTACAAACTGCTCCGAACACCACGCTGAAAATCAGCCGTGTTGCTTTGGACATTTCTGAACTCAGCACCGACCCCCAAAACCCGATTCGTGTAATCGATTACTTGGGCGGTGATGCAGGCGATGAGAAAGGTACTACGTACCCAATTATTGTTGCTAAGTTCAATTACCATCAGCATTCTTCAACAACTGGTAGTGCATAAGGGGTATTGAATAATGGCAATTTCACGCGCACAACTATTGAAAGAACTGCTGCCGGGTCTTAATGCCCTGTTCGGCCTTGAGTACGAAAAGTACGAAAACGAACATGCAGAAATCTATGAAACCGAAAACTCAGAGCGTAGCTTCGAAGAAGAAGTGAAACTGTCTGGCTTCGGTGCCGCTCCGGTCAAGCCGGAAGGTTCTGCTATCGCATTTGATTCAGCACAAGAATCTTTCACAGCCCGTTACAATCACGAAACGATTGGCATGGGTTTCTCCGTCACCGAAGAAGCAATGGAAGACAACCTGTACGATGCACTTTCTGCTCGTTACACGAAAGCACTGGCTCGCGCTATGGCTTACACGAAACAGGTTAAAGCTGCCAACTTGCTGAACAATGGTTTCACCACGTTCAACTCCGGCGACTCTGTCACACTCTTCAGCACAGCACACCCGACTGTCGCTGGTGGCAATAACTCTAACCGTCCGTCAACGGACTCTGACCTGAACGAGACCTCACTCGAGCAGGCTGTGATTGATATCGCTGCCTTCACTGATGAGCGTGGTCTTCTGGTTGCGGCTCGCCCGCGCAAACTGATTGTGCCACCGGCACTGATGTTTGTTGCTACTCGCCTGCTGCAAACTGAACTGCGTACAGGTACCGCTGACAATGACATCAACGCCCTTCGCACCAACGGTTCGATTCCGGAAGGTTTCCGCGTCAATCACTACCTGACTGACACCGATGCCTTCTTCATCACCACCGATGTGCCGAATGGCATGAAGCACTTTGTCCGTACTCCGATGACCACATCGATGGACGGTGACTTCGACACAGGTAATGTCCGCTATAAAGCCCGTGAGCGTTATAGCTTTGGCGTATCTGACCCGCTTGGTATTTACGGTTCGCCGGGTGCCTAAGCATTAAAAGTTATTTAGAACTTTTGGGGCGGTCCTTCGGGGCCGCCCTTTTTTTATTTGTCAACAAGTGGTACAATGACCTGTTCCTTGACAGTCGCATGAGGCGATTGACAACAACCCAAGACAAGGAGATTGACAATGGGTCAAACTACTTTTTCAGGTCCGGTTCGTTCTGAGCGCGGATTTACAGCAGTTGGTTCAAACGCTGTAGTTAATATCACAGCAGAAACAACTCTTACATATGCAGACCATGTTGGCCGCATCATTGAAATCAATGACGCAGACGGCGCGGTTACGCTTCCCTCAATTACTTCAGACACTATTGGTGCAAAGTACACGTTCTTTGTTGGTACAGACGCAACTGACCTTGACATCAAAACTGATGGCACGGACAAGTTCTTAGGTTCTGTTAGTGTTATTGGAGCAACCACCGCTGGCTTTGTGCCGGGTGCAAACAATGATGTTATCTCAATGAACGGCGGCACCACTGGTGGTGACAAAGGCTCGTATGTAGAGGTCACCGCATTGGCTACCGCTGAATATTTAGTTCAGGGTGTTCTGGTTGGCGCGGGTACCGTAGCTACACCTTTTGCTGATAGCTAAGATAGTTAGGGGGGGCTGCCTTTGGGTGGCCCCCACAACATAAAGGAGAAGCAAATGGCAAGCCCAGCATCCACTTCAAAACTTGGCGTTACCGAGCCTTTCGATTTACAGATGTCACGTGGTCAAATCACTGGTCACACCCGCTTTTATAAGTTTGGTTATAACCCAGCCGTAGGTACGACAGATGAGACCATCTGTGACTTGGGTGGTCAGTACGTATATCTGACAACCGCCACAACTCTTACAGTTTCAAGCTCTAACACAGACGATACCGACCAAGGGGTAGTGGTTTACATTGAGGGGTTGGACGCTAACTATGACGTTAAGTATGAAACCGTAACTCTGGGTGCTACAGGTTCTGCCACAACCTCCAACTCTTACCTCCGTGTGTATCGTGGGTTTGTTGCTGGCGGCACAGCAGTAGATGGCAACATAAGTGTTACCGCGAACTCAAACACCTACCTGTATATTTCTGCTCGTGACCAACAGTCTATGGTTGCCGTTTATACGGTGCCGCGTGGTTACACTCTGTTTGTGGACCTTTTCTCGGCATCAACCGGTACGACATCCACCACAAACTTCATCACCCTTCGCGCACGCGCACGCGCCATCGGTGGTGTTTTCCGCACAACTCACCAATGGACTGTTCAATCTGCTCAGTTCCAATATAACTTCAAGTATCCATTTGCTCTTCCCGAGAAGACGGACTTCGAGGTCCGGGCGCAGTCATCATCTGGTGACCAAGAGGTATCCTCCATGTTTGAGGGTATCCTCGTGAAAAATGACCTAAATGTGGGCGGAGGCTTAGGACTATAATGGCAAGCTCAATCTCAAGAGTAGGAACTACAGAGCCTTTTAATTTACAGGTATCTCGCAGTCAGATTGCCAACCACAAGACCCAGTTCAAGTTTGGTTTCAATGCTGATGTGGACGCTTCCCTCGAAACAATATGGACTGAGGGTGGATTATACTCCTACCTCTCCTCAGCATCTGTCCTCAAGATTTCTAGCGCGTCAGCGAATGACACATCCGCTGGCACAGGCGCTCGCACCGTAAAGATTAGTGGCTTGGATGGCGACTACAATGAGGTGTCTGAGACAGTTACATTGAGTGGGCAAACTGCTGTTAATACCACCAACTCATTTATTCGCGTCTTCCGCATGGAAGTACTGACCGCAGGCACTGGTGAGAAAAACGCCGGTAAAGTTTATGCTGGTACCGGCACCGTCACGTCTGGTGTCCCCGCCAACAAGTACGGCGTCATTGCTGTGGGTGATAACCAAACCCTTATGGCTTTGTGGACAGTCCCTGCTGGGTACACAGCTTACCTATATCAAACAACAATCGCCGCTGGTTGCACCACAGCTAATAAGCTTATCGAGGCAAGTGTTCTGGCCCGCCCCGATGGCGGAGTTTTCCAAGTAAAAGACCGGATTGCCCATGGCGTGGGCGGCGCTCATGTTGAGCAACGCTATCACTTCCCCTTAAAGTTTGAGGAAAAGACTGACATTGAGGTTCAAGCCCTTTGTGACGCAGCTGCAAGCGTGAGGGTTTCTGCTGGTTTGGATATTGTTTACATTAAGAATGATTAGATATGCCAAAGAAGAAAGACCCTAGATTAGCCCGCGCCGGAGTATCAGGTTATAACAAACCAAAGCGCACACCGGGCCACCCGAAGAAGTCTCATATAGTTGTCGCCAAAGAGGGTGACAAGGTTAAGACTATTCGTTTCGGGCAAAAGGGCGCGAAGACGGCGGGCAAGCCTAAGGCTGGCGAGTCTGCTCGCATGAAGGCAAAGCGCAAATCGTTCAAAGCTCGTCACGCTAAAAACATCGCTAAGGGTAAAATGTCGGCGGCTTATTGGGCAGACAAGGTGAAGTGGTAATGTCTAAGAACCTAGAAGCTGCCATAGCAAGACTTGAGGAACGTGTGGCCCATGTTGCCGATGAGGTTCGTCATGTACACGAAGAGGTGTCTGAACTAAAAGCGACAGCGAATAGGTGGAAGGGCGCGTTCTGGGTTATGGTAGGTGTAGGTGGTGTTATCGGAACGGCGGCTAATTTTATTTTAGGGTGGCTAGGGAAGTGAACAAGAAGCAAAAACAAAAGTTGGTTCGGCGCAGAGCAATCACTTTGCAGAATAATAGTTCCATAAAACTTTCTATGACAGAGGCTGTTAACAGAGTTATGAAGGAGATGGATAATGCCAGCGCCACGTAAAAGGCGTAACCCAGCAGCAGCGTCCCTTAGAGCTAGGGGCAAGTCTGTTGTCCCCGCCAAGAGGGGGAGGGGTTCATACACCAGAAAAAAGCCCGCAGCCAAACCAATGAAGGCTGGCGGGAAGAGTAAAAAGTCTCGCGTAAATGAAGCTGGCAACTACACCAAGCCTACAATGCGTAAGCGCTTATTCAACAAAATTAAAGCTGGCAGCAAAGGGGGCAAGCCGGGCCAGTGGTCAGCGCGTAAAGCGCAAATGCTTGCCCGCGAATACAAAGCAGCGGGTGGTGGTTATAGAGACTAGTCGTGAAGCGGCTGGTCCTATTGGTGTTGCTGTTATTCCCGGCACACTCACTCGCACAGAGTGAGCAGACCGGAGACCTCAACACAAGCAACGTCAACTCAACCGTATCCAGTAACAACCCTAATCAGTCTACAACAAATAATTACAACGGTGCTGGGGCTGCTTCCAATGTAACACCACCGCCTACAGCTGTATCCCCCAGCGCCCCCTCCGGTGGCTCTGAGAGTTGCTTGATAGGTCGAGGTATGGGGGTACAGGTCAATGTACTTGGCCTCTCTATGGGCGGTTACAAGCAAGATGAGGAGTGTAATAGGCGCAGAGACGCTAAGGCACTGAAGGAGCAGGGTATGTCGATTGCTGCTGTTGCTCGTCTTTGCCAGTCCTTAGACACATGGAAAGCGATGTTTCAGTCGGCAACACCATGCCCAATATCTATGAATGGTAAACTTGTGGTGGGCCGTGCCGCCACTTTATTGATGAAAAGAGACCCGATGACATTCATCCCTGATTACAAACGCAGGAAAATGTACTACGATAAGATATTGGGTATCGGAAAGGATGATAGTGATGAAGAAAGTAGCAGCGCTGATGGCAGCATTTCTGAGCGTTTCCGCAGCACACTCAGAGACAACGATTGATAATTTGGTTGAGGCCAGTAAAACAATCGCAGCCAAGCTTGAACAAGGTCGCTATGCGGTTTACGGCGCTGAGTACTATGCCTCTGTTGGGGGTATCATCGACTATAACGCAGTGGATGACGAACAATACATCATCAATGACGGTGACATAGCTGCCTATAATGATGCATTAGATGGTGTGCGTAATGCATTGTACTACACAACTCAAATGGCACTGGAGGAAAAATATGAAGAGTCAATGGT